AAAAAGGGGCCCCGGGAAGGCCTCTAGACGCCCCGTAGAGCCGTTTTCGACCCTAAACCCCTATCCGAGGCCCTCCCCATGCCGAAAAGCCCCAAAAACACCCCTCCCACCCCCCCGGGAACCCTCCGGAAGGCCCATATCGACCGCCATGGGAAGGGGCCTTTCCGGAGCGACCCAACGACCGCGAAGAAGGCCAAGGCCCTCGCGTCGGCACTCTCCCGAACCAAAGGGTTCGGACCCGTGCTCATCGAGGTTAACGAAGCTGAAGACCGCGACCTTTCGGCGGGCGGCTTGAGCACCGGCTTCCAAGAAATCGACGACGTCCTGACTGGCGGCATCGACGCTAACATGGAGACCGTGCCCGGCTCTGGGCTCGGCATCCCGCGCGGCCGGATGATCGAAATCATCGGACCCGAGGCGAGCGGCAAGACCTCGCTCGCGCTCATGCTCGCCGCGAATTGCCAGCGGAAGGGCGGCGTTGCCGCCATCATCGACGTCGAGCACGCACTCGACATCACCTACGCGCGCTCGCTGGGGGTCGACATGGACAACGTGTTGCTAACCCAACCCGAGACTGGCGAGGAGGCGCTCAACCAAGCGGAGGCCTACGTGCGCAAGGGCCTCGACCTCATCATCATCGACTCGGTGGCAGCGCTCACGCCCGCGAAGGAACTCAAGGGCGAGATGGGTGACGCTCACATGGGCCTCCAAGCTCGGCTCATGTCGCAAGCCTGCCGGAAGCTGAACGGGCTCCTCAAGCCGGGCGGCCCCACCGTCATCTTCATTAACCAGATTCGCATGAAGATCGGCGTGATGTTCGGCAGCCCGGAGACGACGCCCGGTGGGAACGCGCTCAAGTTCTACGCGTCGATTCGGTGCGACATCCGCCGCATCAAGAAGCTCACGCGCACCGGACCCGACGGTGAGCGCCGCAGCATCGGTGCGCGCGTGAAGATGGAGACCATCAAGAACAAGGTGGCGTCGCCGTTCCGCTACGTGGTATACGATATCCTCTATGGCAAGGGGGTGTCCATCCCCTCGAAGGCGCAGATCAAGAAGGACAAACTCGAAGACGCTGCGAGGTACGGTAAGAAATGAAACCCTGCTCATTCCCGGAGTGCCCTCGCGGCTACTACGCCTCGGGGTGGTGCCAGTACCACTACCTTCAAAAGCGTCGTGACGGCGAACTTCGTCCTGCGCCACCGGTCTACGCCAAAGACCGGCCGCTCATCGACCGCTTCAGCGTGAAGGTCGACAAGAAGGGGCCGACGATGCCGGGCATGTCCACGCGGTGCTGGACGTGGATCGGGGCCAAGTCGGTTTCAGGCTATGGTCAGATGCACAACCCGGATAACGGGAAGCTCGTGCGAGCCACCCATGTCTCGCTCCTTCTGTTCAAGAGCCTCCCAATCAAGCCCGGGCAGTGCGCCCTCCACTCGTGCGACAACCAAGCGTGCGTGCGGCCTTCCCACCTGCGGTACGGGACTCGAAGCGAGAATGCGAAAGACGCGCTTCTCCGAGGCCGGATGGCGCGCGGCGAGAAGTCAGGCAAAGCAGTCCTCACGGACGAAGCCGTTCGAAAGATGCGAAAGCTCGCTTCGAAGGGCCAAACGCATCATCAACTCGCGGCTCTGTTTCAGACGTCCGCGAGCAACGTGGGGCAGGTGCTCAGCCGTCAAACGTGGAAGCATGTGAAGTGAAGTAGCAGTCCAACCCGTAGGTTAACGAACGAGGCACGTGGTGAGCGATAACATTCAGAAGATGGCAGAGTTGTTCGAGGCGGTGGCGGAGTACCAGCAGCGCATTGCGGCACTCCAGAAGGACGGTCTGAAGATCCAGCGGGACTTCGAGAAGGAGATGATGAAGTTGGAGAAGCGCGGTGGTGAGAACGTTCGCAGCGTGGCGTACAACCGCTACGTCCCCACGATCTACGTCTCCGTCGATGACGCCAAGCACACCCTCGCCGATGCGAAGCGCTTCAGTGCCTTCGGCCGCCTCCTCGACAAGGCGCGGGAGAAGGACGAACGTGTGGCGGAGAAGGCCAAGAAGCTCGCCGAGCGCCTGAAGAAGCAGGCCAAGAAGGCCGACAAGGCCGTCAAGGCGAAGACGGCGGTCAAGGTCGTCGCGGAGGCGTCGGCCCCGGTGGTGTGGCAACAGCCGAAGGTCGACGAAGCCGCGCTCGGTACGTGACGTGAAGTCGGACTGAAGTGAGCAAGGGAGGCCGGGGACCAACCGGCCTCCCTTTGTTGTTAACATCGAACGGGAACCACCAATGATTCAGTTCAGCGTAGAAGACATTCTGCAACCGTCGTACGCCGTAGCCACCGGAGAGCACGCGATGTGGAAGGTGCACACGGAGGCCATCGTGAAGAGGCACCACGGCCGCACCCTCGAACAAGTCGTCGAAGACATCGCGGTGAACCTCGCCCGAGCCGCTATCCGGACCGGCGTCTCTGTGCAGCAACTCGCTCACGAGACCGTCCCGTTCTACATGGCGCTCTTGATGTGGGGGCGCGCCGGTAGACCTCACTTCAGCCTGACGCCGGACTTCTTCAAGTCCATTCTCCTCACCGACTTCGGCGACCCCACGGATGAGCCGCTGTACATGCCGTTCGACTCGTTCACGGTCTCGTTTCCACCCTCTCCCGCGTTTGGGGTAGCGACGCGCGCGTTCGTCTACAAGGCCCCGCAGGTTCTTGCTGTGGAAGGTCACCTCCAGACGACGTGGCCGTACTACCGCGCCACCCTCGTCCTTGGGTCGGATCCAATCTTCACACAGTGGCCTGTCGGCATGACGCGCCGCCAACTTCTCGAACCGAACTCCATCCTCGACAAGCCAGCAGGGGACCTCGCCACACGCCCACTCGACACAGGCGAGTCGGAGCTTACGCGCAAGCTCCGCTTCCTCCTTTGCAACGTCTTCTCGTACATCGAAGCGGCCGGGCCACTCCCAGTCGCCGTTCATCACAGCCTGACGCGTGCCCCTGTTGAGCGTATTCACCCGGTGCAACCGCTCTACGACGTCGGCCGTGTGGTGAAGCTCTCACCGCAGATGCGGGAGGCACTGAAGCTCTCCGAGTCCAACGGCGGGACTTCGAGAAGCCTCATTCACAGGTTCATCGTACGCGGTCACTGGCGCAACCAGTCCTACGGCGAGGCGCGGGCGCTCCGTCGTCGTCAGTGGATCGACCCGTTCTGGAAGGGGCCGACCGACGTCGTCGAAGCACTCTCGAAGACCTACGAGGTCGGTTAACCATGCCCAGCAACCCGGAAGCACGAGCGGGCATCTGGCCGTTCTCCGATGGAGAGGTGATGCAAGCTGGCTTTGACCTCTCCGACGAGTTGACCCGACGCGGCCTCACGTTGCGTGACTTCGTGACCGCGAGTCGCCACATGGTCGAAGCGCTCCGTGGCATCGCCACCGAGCGTTGCAACAAGCGGAACTGCGGCACGGTGTGCTTGTGCACCTCGTGTCACGCACGGAAGGCCCTCGAAGTCTACGACCCAAGGTGGAGACCATGAAGACGAAGCTGTTAGTCGATGCGAAGAACCTTCTCTGGCGAGCCGAGTCCGCGATGGGCGACCTCGTCACGAAGAACGGCATCCCCACGGGAGCGACGCACGGCTTCCTGACGATGCTGCTCCGGGTCGTCGTCGAGCACCCGGCCGACGAGACCATCATCTGCTGGGACGACTGGAAGGCCGGTCCGAGGAACCGCCGCGCCATCTACCCCGGCTACAAGGCGCGCACGGCGGAGGCGACCGAAGCGAGGAAGGAGTCGACCGACCGCGTGTGGACGCAGCAGAAGGGCCTCCACGCGCTCTTCAGGGCACTCGGCGTGCGGCAAGCCCGCGCCCCCGGGTGGGAGGCTGACGACGTGATGGGCACGCTCGCGACGCGCTACGGCGACACATTCCGCGTGAACATCCTCACCGGGGACCGTGACCTCCTCCAGTGCGTGACCGACAACGTCTCGATGCTCCGGCCTCGACAGAACGGCGACATCACCGTCATGACGCCCAAGCTCGTGCACGAGGAATTCGGTGTGCTGCCGAAGCGGTTCATCGACTACAAGGCCATCGTCGGCGACCCGGGCGACGGTTACCCCGGGTGTCCGGGCATCGGAGAGAAGGGCGCTGCGGAGCTTCTCCAGAAGTGGGGCTCCCTTGACCAAATCCTCACACACCTCAGCCTCGTCAAGTCGTTCAAGCCCGACCACCTCAAGAAGCTCACAGCGCACGTCGACCTCGTGCGCACGTGCGAGAAGCTCGCGACCATCGAGACCAACGCACCGCTCAAGTGGCTGACGCTGAAGCCGAGCAAGAAGGAGGCGCTCAAGCTCCTCCATTCGTGGGAGATGAACAAGCTGCTCACGCAGTTCCACCGCCTCAAGGCGCTCGGAGGAAATCGTGGCTAACACAATGCAGTCAAACCGGTGGTTCAGATCGGCCAATGGGCGCGTCTTCTTCACCTTCGGGAAGTACCGCGACCAATTCCTCGACGACGTCCTCGCGACGAAGGATGGCCGCTGGTACATCGAGCGCGTCGTGATGAAGTTCGAGGACCTCCCGAAGCACCTGCACGACTACCTCAAAGCCGCACTCCTCTACGAGCACCAAGGGGGCGGTGAGGTGGCGACGCCTGCTGAGCCCGTGATTTCGCCGCTCCTCCGTTCGACGGTCGAGGTGGCCAAGCTCAAGGCGGCGGTCAAGACGAAGCTGGAGGCGAAGGCCAAGGCGGAGAAGGAGGCGGAGGAGCGCAAGCAAGTCGAGAAGCTCGCGAAGAAGAGACAAGACGACGCGGCGTGGTAGGGTGGTTTCGTTTCGTGGACTCGTGGGAAAGGACAGTAACCAAAATGAGCAAAGTGAAGTCGTTCTTCAGGGACATTGTTAGCCGTAAGAATTCCAAGGTCGGCCGCATGTACCGACACGAGATGAGGTACCCGGTCATCCGAATGCTCTCGTGCGGACATGAGCAGGTCGAGAAGAGCGGAGGCCTCGCTCCGAAGGCGACGAAGTCGGTCTGCCTCACGTGCATGAAGGAGGCGAAGCCGAACCCGCGCGACCTCTTCATGCCACGCACGCCGGAGCTTGCGGTGCAGTGCCCGAGTTGCCCGTTCCTCGACGGCAACGATGAGGGCTTCGGTGCCCTCGCCTCGAAGCTCCTCGGACGCCCCGCGACTAAGGAAGAGACCGCCTACGCGCGCTTCAACGTGAAGCAGCAGGTGAGCCGGAACGGCGAGTTCGTGTGCCACAACACGGCCTACCACTCGGACGGTGGCCTCCGCGCCCTCGCCGAGCACCGGCAGTGCCCGGGCGCGACGAAGCACTTCAAGGCGTCGGCTCCGGAGGTGCGCCGTGGCTGAGCCCAAGCTCGTGGACGGTAAGCTCAGCCTGAAGTGCACTCACGGGTACACCGCGTGGCAGTACTGCGGCACGTGTTGCGCGATGCTCGCCGACATGGTGCCCGGCTTGCTCCGAGAGATCGACGAGTTGAAGGCGAAGAAGACGAAGACGAAGAAGCCACGGAGGAAGTCATGAAGGTCGCGCTCTTCTCTGACCTGCACGCTCACCCGTTCAAGGACTTCTCTCGCATCCTCCCGAACGGCCGGAACTCCCGCCTTGAGAACGCGCTCACCGTGATGCGTAGCATCCGTGAGCACTGCAAAGCGGAGGGCATCAAGCACGTGCTCTTCGGTGGCGACCTCTTCCACAAGAAGGCGACGCTCTCGGTCGGCCTCTACCAAGCGGTCTACGAGGAGGTCGCGCTCTTCGGGCAGAACGGGCTGGAGCTTCACCTCGTTGTGGGTAACCACGACCAAGCCACGCTCGCGGGCGACGTGCACTCCGTGAAGGCCTTCTCGCGCGTGGCTGCCGTCTACGACACGCCGACGACGGCGTTGCTTGTCCAAGGGAGGGAGCGCCTCGTGGTGCGCTTCGTCCCGTACATGGAGGACGCGAAGGAGTTCAAGAAGGCGCTCGCTCCTGAACCCTGCGGCACGGGTGCCCCTCCAACCCTCCTCGTGGCACACGGCGCACTCAACGGAGCCAAGACCGGTCCCGTCGAGTACCAGCCGGAGGAAGAACTCGACGTGAGCGACGTGCCGACCGACTACGACTTCCGCTTCTTCGGCCACTACCATCGTCGACAGAAGATGGCGGAGAAGTGCTGGTACATCGGCTCGCCGCTTCAACACTCCCGAGGCGAGGCCGGTGAGACGGAGAAGGGCTTCCTCACCTACGACACCGAGACGAAGAAGTTCCGCAACCATCCGCTCGGGCTGCCGGAGTTCTTGTCGATGACGTACGCAGAGGTGCAAGAGCCCGTGGTCGAAGGCCAGTTCGTCGAGGTGGAGTACGACCCCGACCTCGTCGACGCGGACGACGTCGTCAAGAATGTGCTCAAGGCGGGCGCGGAGTCGGTGGTGCCCATCCCGGTGCTCAAGGACAAGACGGTCGAGCAGCGGCTGAACGTGAAGCCGTCGATGAGCCCGAAGAAGCTCGTCGAGAACTACGTCGAGGAGTACGCGCCTGACGACCTCGACGCGGACGAACTCAAGGCGCTCGCGCTCCGCTACTTGGAGGGCCACTAACATGGACCTCGGCAACGACGGGCTGCCGCTCCTGACCTACTCGGACTTCTTCGAGTACCTCATGCGATGGCACAACACCATTCTCCGGCAAGGCTTCGAGTTAGGTACCAGAGGCAAGTCGACTAACCTCTTCTGCAATCCGCAGCAGAAGGCCTACCTCGACAACACAAACGAGCGCATTCGCTACAACGAGCCGGGCATCGCCGACCTCGTGTTCAACCTCGGCGGTCTCAACGTCAGCGTTCGGCCAGTCACCGGGCATCGAGGGTTCACGCTCGCCCCAGCGGGACCGTTTCTGATACCCGGTCCGGGTGGCGAAGACGCCTTTGACGTCGACAAGCTCTCCACCCTCCTGAAGTACGAGTCCTGCCGACCAGCCCTGCCCAAGAACGGCTTCGGCTTCAAAGCGAGTGCCTCGGTGCACGCTGTAGTTGGACCGGAGCCGCTGCCGCAAGGCGGCATCATCGAAATCCTCGAATCACGCGTCGGCAACTCGAGCCTGAGCTACCCGCTCAAGACGGGGGCTAACTACTTTCCGCCAGACCTGTCGAACCGGCAGTTCCTCTTCCAACTCCGAACGCGAACCGCCCACGGCGGCGAGCCTGACACCCCGTGGACCGAGGTGCGCTTCCGGCTTTCGGAGGACCCGTTCCGACGGGCGCGTGAACCTGACGATGAGAGCGTTGCGTTGGCTAACCTACGTGCAAGCGAAGCGGAGTGGTGATGCGATTCGAAGAACTGAGGATCCGAGGCTTTCTGTCGTTTGGTCCGGACGAGCAAGTCGTCAAGCTCGGGAAGCGCGGGCTCGTGCTCGTCGAGGGGGAGAACCTCGACGACGCGACGGTCGCGAACAACGGGAGTGGCAAGTCGTCCATCAGCGAGGCGCTCCTCTGGGCGCTATACGGCGCGACGCTCCGAGGTGTGAGCGGCGACGACGTGGTGAACCGGAAGGTGAAGTCAGGCTGCCGTGTCGAGGTGAGCTTCACCAACGACAACGGCGAGTCGTTCAAGGTCATCCGCCACCGGAAGGACCCCACCGAGAAGAACCGACTGGAGTTCATCGGCGGCAAGGCGGGGCTCACCGCGAACGAGACCTCGGCGACGGAGGAGCACATCATCCAAGCTGTGGGCATGGACTTTGAGACGTTCACGAGCGCGGTGGTGTTCGGCCAAGGCCAGTTGAAGCACTTCGCGTCCATGACCGACAAGGAGATGAAGGCGGTCATCGACAAGCTCGTCGGCATCCAGCAACTCGTCGACGCGCACAAGGCGGCCAAGGCCGACCTCATCGCGACGACGCAAGAGTGGCGCGACCTCGAAGCGAAGCGGGTCGACACGACGACCATGGAGAGCTTCCTGAAGGACGCCGAACGCGAGCGTGACGAGTGGGGTGGCCTCCAAGCCAAGCTCATCAAGAAGCTCGAAGCGGCCATGGTCCCGGGCATCTCGACAACCAAGGTGGTTAAGCAACTGCAAGAGGCGAAGGACCTCTTCGCCGTCGCGGTCCAAGACGAGGAGGCCAAGTCAAAGGCGTTGGAGAAGGCCGACCGCGAGGTCGCCACCGCGATGGCCGAGGCCTCGGCGCTCGAACGCGCCATGGACAAGCTGACGACGCAGACGACCGGCATGTGCCAGTCGTGCGGAGCCGCCGTCGACGCGAAGAACGTGGCCCGCCACCGGAAGGAGATGGAGAAGGACCTCGCCACCGCGAACGAGGTTGTCGCGGATACCTCAGCGAAGAGGCTGAAGGCACGTACCGCACGCAACGAGGCGCGCGCCCTCGTTAAGCAAGCGTCGGACGTCGTCGACACACTCAAGACCGAGATGGCCAACATCACGGCCGCCAACGCCCGGGCGAGCGAGAGTGAGACGAGACTGGAGGAGGCGAGGAGTGCGACCAACCCGCACGAGAAGGCGGTGAGCAAGTTCAAGGCGAAGATCGCCGAGGCCGAAGCCGCCAACGCATCGGTCGCCAAGAAGGCCAAGGTCAAGCTCGGTGAAGTGAAGCTGCGGGAGTTCGTCGTCGCGATGTTCTCGGACAAGGGCGGGCCCGGTCTCCCTCCGCTCAAGGGTCTCCTCGTCGAGAGCGTCGCGCCGTTCCTCAACAAGAAGCTCGCGTACTACTCACGCTTCCTGACTGACGGTGCCATCTCGGTGGAGTTCGAGACCACCTCGACTCTCAAGAGCGGTGAGCAGCGAGAGTCGTACGGGCTCAAGGCGAAGAACCGCTACGGGGCCGACGCCTACGAGGGGAGTTCGGGTGGTGAACGCCGGAAGATTGACGCGGCCGTCTTCTTCGCGTTCCAAGCACTCGCGGCCTCGCGCTCGGCTGAGCAGATCCGCTTCGGGTGCTTCGACGAGGTTTTCGATGCGCTCGACGAGACCGCGCAGGAAACGATGATGGAACTCCTCGTCGAAGAGTGCCGCAAGAAGGACATGGTCCTCGTGATTACTCAACGAAACGACCTCGCCGCCTACTTCTCCAAGAAGATGAAGGTCGTGAAGAAGAACGGCCTGAGTCGAATTGTCACCTCAAAGTGAAGCGCCGTGATATGAGGTCTTCGATGGAACTGTTCTGGGCGAAGGTGCACAAAGGCCCCGCTTGCTGGCGATGGTTGGCGGGCAAGACGCTTGGGTACGGGGCCTTTCGGTGGAACGATCGGTCGTCGATGGCTCACCGCGTCTCGTGGGAACTGGCCAACGGCCCTGTTCCTGCGGGGCAAGTCGTCCTTCAGGCCTGCGGGGACAAGCTCTGCGTGAAGCCAGCGCACCTTCGGCTCGCGCCACTGAGGTCCTCGGCGCGCAACCCTCCGTCGGATCCCGGGACTCGTTTCTGGTCGAAGGTTCGAAAGGCCAAGGGCTGCTGGGTGTGGCAGGCGGGCGGCCATAAGTTCGGCTACGGCGAGTTCCACCTTGGAGGGGGGTCCAACTACGTCAGAGCGCATCGCTTCTCGTGGGTGCTCGCAAACGAGCGCCCGGTGCCAAAGGGGATGAGTGTGCTTCACCGATGCGACAACCCGCTCTGCGTTCGACCGTCGCATCTCTTCCTCGGGTCGCAACGTGACAACGTGCTCGACATGGTGCAAAAAGGGCGGCAGCGAAACAAAGCGACGGCAACGAAGCGTGGGAGGGTGTGATGCCAAAGAAGATGAAGAGCGGTCGACAGTCTCAAGCGTGGAAGAACGCGGAGAAGCAAGCGGCTCTCGCGCTCAAGGGCCGCCGTGTTCTTCGCGGCTCGGACTTTTCACAGAGTGACGTCGACGTCATCATCGACGACCTGCCAGAACTCCGCGTCGATGTGAAGTTCCGCACCCGACACGCCCACCACACGTTCATGCGAGAGATTCAAGAGAAGTACATCACCGAGCCCGGGCAGGAGCCTGTGCTCGTCACCAAGCATCACCGCCAAGAGAGCGCCTTCGCAACGGTGCGACTGGAGTTCCTCGGCGAGCTACTCGACATCGCGCGTGCATACGCGGAGGAAGACTAACATGCGGGCAGTCATCAAGGTCGTCGTCATGGCGCACATCGAGGACGACGGCGCTCCGTCACTTGATGCGCTCACGCCAGCACAGGTCGCCGAGGCGACGGGCAAGCGCACCGCGCTCGCCTACCAAGTCTCCATGAGCCTCGGTCTTGCCGGTGAGGTGACTGACCGTGAAGACTGCACGCGCCTCGTGAAGACGCTGGGCGGTACGGTGTCGAAAGCCGCGCAGAACCTCTCCCTCAAGGTGACCGGTCGCTGAATGCCGCTCTTCGACCTCAAGTGCCCACGGTGCAGCAACTGGCGAGACGACGTCCTCGTCAAGAGCGATGGCGCACTCCCGGCGTGCGACCTCTGCGACACGGTGATGGAGAAGCTGCCGCCTCTCGTGGCGCGTGCCGTGTTCGCGGCCGGGCGGAGCGCGGAGAGCAAGGCCGAGTGGAGCGCGTCACAGCGCGCTCGGCTGGAGAAGCGGTCGACCGACTACGACAACAAAGGCCCCGGCAAGGCCGCTCGTGAAGAGCAGATTGCCAAGCTGAAGGAGAAGGGCACCATCCCCAAGGGATGGAGCGCGTAGGCTAACCAACAACGGAGCGTGTCATGGGGAAGAGCAGAAAGCCGAACCAAGAGGCGATGCGGGAGACCATCAAGAAGCTCATCCATCAGCGGGATGAGGCTCGTATCGAGCGCGACCGGTATCAAACCGGTCTCGCGAAGACGACGGAAGAGGCCGAGCGCCTCATCCGGGAGTCCGAAGTGGAGCACGCAGCCGCGCTCCAGTCGGCACACGCCGACCTCGTCGCAGAGCGCGACAACCTCAAGCGCGACCTCGTGTTTACGGAGGAGGAGCTGAAGGTTGAGCGCGCACGAGTCACCGCCACCCTTGCGATCAGCGAGGAGTCGAACAAACATGGCGCTCGACTGATCGACCGCATCGCGGAGTTGGAGGACGAACTCTCGAAGCTGAAGGTCGACGACGTGAAGGCGCTCCGCAAGCGGCTCAACCGCAAGACGGAGTTCGTGAAGGAGCAGGAGCGCTACATCCAGTCGCTCACCACGACCATCCGCCACTTCATGCGGCACCCGGCCATCGTCTCGTACGTCTCCGACGTGCAGAAGGCTGCGCGTGAACGCGCCGAACTCATGGGTGTCGGTGCTCCCGTCTCGGTGGAGACTTCGCCCACGGCGGAGGCCATCGTGAACGCTGAAGAGACGCTCGCCGCAAAGCCAGTCGAAGTGGAGGCCACATGAGGTCGCGCATCAACGCCGAGGACATCGCGAAGGTCGCGCACGAGGTGAACCGCGCGTACTGCTTCTCGATGGGTGACCACTCGCAGTCGCGGTGGGAGGACGCCCCTGAGTGGCAGCGCACCTCGGCCATCAACGGCGTGAAGCACCACCTCAAGCACCCGGACACGCCGCCCGAGGAGTCGCACCAACTCTGGCTCAAGGAGAAGCTGGCGACCGGGTGGACGCACGGCGCGGTGAAGGACGAGAAGGCGAAGACGCACCCGTGCATCGTGCCCTACGAGGAACTCTCGCCGAGCGACAAGGCGAAGGACTTCCTCTTCCGTGCCGTGGTGAGGCAGTGCAACCTCCTCGAAGTCGAACTCGACATGCGTACTCAACGCGACGAGCTTGCCTCCACGGACTACACGCGATGAGTAACGACAAGAAGCCGTTCACCGTGGACCCGTCGGTCTCCAACGCCATCGCTGTCGACCTCTACAAGCTCAGCGAAGGGGTCGAGTCGCTCCTCAACGGTGCCCTCAACCGGAAGGCCATCGTCATCCTCCTGAAGGAGACGACTGGCCTCGGCGCGAAGGACATCAACACGGTTCTCGACGGCCTCGTCGGGCTCCGCCTCCATTACCTCAAGGCTGGCAGGAAGGCACTGTGAACTACCAACACTACCGGGAGTGGGCGCGTACGAAGTGGGCTGCGTTCAAGGCGCTCACCGTCGACGCGAAGACCTCGTCTCTCATCAACGGCGCGATGGGCCTCTCCGACGAGTCTGGCGAGGTGCTTAGCCTCGTCAAGAAGCATGTGTTCCACGGTCACCCTCTCGACGAGGCGATGCGTGCGAAGCTCATCGACGAGCTGGGCGACGTGCGCTTCTACCAGACGATGATCATGATCGACCTCGGCATCACCGACGCTGACGTCGAGGAGGCGAACCGACGGAAGCTCGACGCGCGCTACAAGGGCGTGCTCACCCCAGAAGAGAGCCTGAACCGGAAGGCGGGCGCATGAGGGGCAAGCTCATCGTCGTCGAGGGCCTCGACGGCTCCGGCAAGACGACGCACTCGCAACGCCTCGCGAAGAGCCTCAACGCGGCGTGGTTCAACTTCCCACAGCGGTCGACGTTCTTCGGCAAGTTCATCGACGCGTGGCTCAAGGGCGAGTGGAGCGCCGGGAGCGATGACCTCGTGAACGAGGCCGTCTTCCAAGCGCTCCAGACCGTGAACCGCCTCGAAGTCATGCCCTCCATCGAGTCCACGCTCGCGGGTGGGCAACACGTCGTGTGCGACCGGTTCTGGCAGAGCGGCGCGGCGTACGGCGCAGCGAGCGGCCTCCCCATCGACGTGCTCGTGAAGCTCTACTCCACGATGCTCGTGCCCGACGTGAACCTGCTCCTCGACATCCCCGTCGAGGAGTCGATGCGCCGGGTGAAGGAGCGTGGCGGCGCGAAGGCCGACGTCTACGAGTCGAAGGGCGTGCACTTCTACGAGCGCGTGCACTTCAACTACGCTTCCATCTGGGCGCTGCCGCCCAGTTGGTCAACGGGGGCCACACGTTGGTGGACCTCCGTGAAGCACCACGACGACGTCGAAGAGACGGCGAACCGGGTGTTCAACGCAGTACGGGACCTCGTCTAACCATGAGCATCGCGCGCCTCGAAATCCTCGTGCAGGACATCGTCAAGGACCTCGTCGACAAGGAGGACGAGGCGCGCGTCGTCGCCGCACAAGTCGACCGTCTCGTGCTCTTCACCGTGACCTGCTCGAAGCAGGACTTCGGGAAGCTCATCGGCCGGTCGGGAGCCAACGCCGACGCGCTCCGCACCATCGTTCGCGCGGCTGGGCGGAAGTACCGCCTCGACGCGTTCCTCTCCATCGTCGACTCGAACGGCGTCTCGTACCGGCCAGTCGACCCGGAGTTCCTCGCCGCGAAGAGCCGGAAGCCTCCCAAAGAGCCTCTCCCGGGCTCGGAGACGCCCTGAAACGGGCCGCTGAGCGCCCAAAGACGCCTCGAAAGGTGCACAACGTGAGCGGTGAAAAGAGTGCAACGCCCAAAGTCGAGGTGACGGTCGAATCCTCAGCGAGTTCAACGACTTCCGCCGTTTCAGCGGAACCGCGCGTTGTGCACGGTTCGGTGGTGGTGAGGGCACCCGGGCCGAAGTGGAAGTGGTCGCCCAAGAAGCGCGAGGCGCTCAACCTCATGCTCTCGGGTGGCACCGTGACCCAAGTCGCGGAGAGGGTAGGCGTGCACCGCAACACGCTCACCAACTGGACGAAGACGCACGCGTGGCTTCAAGAGCAGAAGCGGCACATCGAGGAGGAGCAGATCTCCTCACGACTGCGCCGCGTGAAGACGACGGCCGTCATCGCGGACAAGCTCGGCGCGAAGGCCCTCGGCGAACTCTCGAAGGAGTTGAGCGAGATCGACCCGACACGCGCGGGCCTGATGCTCCGGGAGCACCTCAACTACACGAAGAGCGAGCGCGACCTCTACGGCGAGAACCAGCAAGGGCACGGCGGCCCCGGCACGGCCATCAACATCAACCTCGGTGGGCCCAACGGCGCACCGCTCCCGTCGGCCGAGCACCAAGCGACGGCCCTCACCTCGTTCGAGCAGTTCCTCACCGCCTACGACCCGGTGCTTGCCGTCGTCGCGCACTCGCCGCAAGAGGCCGCCGCGCTTCTGGCTGAGAAGGTGCTTCAAGAGTCGAACCTCCTCGACATGATTCGCGAAGAAGACCGCGAGGAGTTCCGGCGTGAGGCCGACGCCGAGGAATCCACGAAGCGGAGACGGTGATGACGGGACTTGGTCGGTACGGTCGTGAGGTGTTCCCCGAGGGCCTCTCCATTCGAGATGGGCTGGCCGCGCTCGCGAAGAAGCGGGCGAGCACGTGGAGCATGTACAACCGCACCATCAAGGGGAGCCCGTACACGTTCGACGTGAGCGGCCTCATCGACAAGCTCAACACGTCGGAGGCGAAGGCCGACGTGAAGCGGCTGCTCCTCCGGCACCGACCGTTTCTCGTCCAACCGCTCAACGACCCGCACCCGTGGAAGGTCTACAAGAAGGGCCGTCAGGTGGGCGTGTCCGAGTTGAGCGTGACCGAGACGCTTTGGTTCCTCGACACGCACCCCAACACGAAGTGGATCTACACCTTCCCGCGAGAGAAACAGCTTCTCGACTTCTCGACGACGCGCATCACCGAGGCGATGGGCGAGAGCCCGCGCATGAAGCACCTCTTCACCACGCCGAACCAGACCTTCCTCAAGAAGATCGGCGGCTCGTCGTTCCTCCTCCTCCGCTCCGCGTGGGAGTCGAACCTCGGTGAGGGCGTGGACGCTGACGGCGTGACGTTCGACGAGAAGGACCGGATGAAGCCCGGCATCGAGGTGGCCTTCCGCGAGTCGTTGTCCTCGTCACGCCACGGCCTGCTCCGCGAGGTGAGCACGCCCACGCTTCCCGGGCGCGGCGTCGACGCCTCGTACATGCACTCGGACCAGATGGAGTGGCATGTGAAGTGCCGGAAGTGCTCGATGTGGCAACAGATCGAGTACCCCGAGAACATCGTGCAGATGATGGACATCCCGCCCGGAACGAAGGAACTCCCCGAGGGGTGCTACGAGTACCGATGCCGCAAGGAGCGGTGCCGTGGCTTGCTGGACCGGGTGCACGGCTTCTGGGTGCCTCGGTACCCCGACCGCAAGAACATCCGTGGCTACCTCATCCCGCAAACCATCTGCCCGTGGATCACCGCCACCGAGGTGATGCAGAAGAAGATCGAGATGAAGTTCCAGCAGTTCTGGGAGAACTACGTCCTCGCGAAGACCTCCATCGGCGAGAACATCCTCCTCGGCGAGCAAGACTTCATCAACACGACGGCCGGGCACGCGGTGGTGCACTCACGCTCGCCCGATTGGTCCGAGATCTCGGTCGGCATCGACTGGGGACATCTCAACTGGGTCGTGGTCATCGGCAAGAACGCGTCGAACGGAAAGCGCTACTTGCTTAACGTCGCCGTCTTCGAGGACGACCACCGAAGCGAACTCCAGTCCGTGAAGCTCATCGACGCGTTCATCTCGCCCTACGAGCCCGACGTCATCGTGGCCGACGCGGGCTATGGCAAGGACCGCAACTCGTACCTCCTCCGCAAGTACCCTGAGCGCCTCTTCGCGTGTTGGTACAACCCGAGCGAGAAGGGCTCGCGCACGTTTCAACCGTCATGGTCGGACGCGTTCGCGAAGGTACTCGTCGACCGCACGCTCACCATCAAGGAGACGTGCCGGGCCTTCAAGGAGAAGGAGATTGGCCTGCCCGCGTGGGACAACGGCGTCAAGATGCTCGTTAAGCACTTCCAGAACCTCGCGCCCATGCGTGTGGAGGAGGAAGGCGAGATCTACGAGACCATCGAGAAGACTGGCGACGACCACCTCGTGCACGCCACCGGCTACGCTAAGCTCGGCCTCGACAAGCTCGAAGGCGGCGTGAGTGCATTCTCCTTCGAGTTCTGACACGCTTGTTGGATGGGCAAGAAGCGCTGGTTCACCCTCGTCATGCACGGCGACCTCTCGGTAGGCCGTGACGTGCTTAACGTCTTCCCGCTCGCGGGCATGACGATACGGGTTGAACTCGACCTCGAAGACGCGGTACGCAATCGGGAGACGTTCGATGAGGCCGCACGCATCATCGGGCAGCATGTGATGGAGAAAGGCGTGCGTTACGCGGCGAGAGGAGCACGAAAATGGCGGAAGACATGAAGGCGGTTGAGGCGGAGTTGAGGGAAGCGGCGGCGAGCTATGCGGGGTGCCACCTCTTGAAGTGCACGAGCGACAAGTGCATCTCGTACGGGAGGCTGAGGCTCGCGATGTTCAAGTACATGCAACAGAAGTTCGAGCGCATCGCGCTCAAGCGATTGGGTGTGCCGAAGCACGACCGCCACGCGTCGGGTGAGGCGATGGCTGAGGTGGCCGCCGAACTCGCGCTCGTCATCGGTGAGATGGGCCTCGAACACTCCATGCACGGAGGCCACGGTGCCAACACGCCGAAGGCGGCCGAAGCGTAGGGTCCTCGTCGAGGCGCAGTGCCGGGCGTGTGAGGGCCGTGGTTCAATCCACGTGACTAAGCATGACGGTGAGTCGGGCTACGTGGTGGACGAGCTTTGCTTAGTGTGTGGCGGCGTGGGTCGTGTGCGGGAGGAGAAGCGTGATGAAGCGCAGCAGAGACGAGACGAAGCGCCATGGTAGGAGGCGGGAACACATCGCGCGATGGGGCATCAAGCTCTTCGACGTCGTGAGACTCGACCACCCATGCACGGACGTCTGCCCGGCGATTGAGCACGTGGGCGTCGTGGTCGGCATCTACGCTATGTCTGGTCGGTGGTTGGCTAACATCGACCTCGTGTGCCTCAAACGACGTGCGGTGACGGTCGTAGGCCTCCGAGCGGTGACGCTCGTTGGCGAGCCGCGCACCAAACGGGAGCGCATCGTGCGGAAGCGTGCACGCCGAAGCGCACGAGCCATCTACGGACGTCCAAGCAACGCACCTGACGAGAGGAGCACCACATGAGCTTTGGAGCCACGGGCAACACGACCTACGAGTACGTCGTCGGACTCTTCACCAAGAGGATGCCGAAGTCCGACGCGGTGCAACTGGAAGCTCCACCGAAGGGCGTGGCGTACATTCCAACCGCGTTTCAACGAGCCGACTACGCCTTCGATGCCACACGCGACGTGAACCTCCGAGTCTACCACGTGTCCACGGTGTGGCTGGACAAGGCGAAGATCCCCGCGAACCTCCGGTTCAAGCACATCACAGAACTCCCCGACTACGACGAGACGGTGAAGCGGCTCACGACGAATCCTGTGGCACCGACCGTGCGCAAGGCTAAGCAAGAGACGAAGGAGGAGGCCGAAGAGCGCGACGCGTTCGACGACCTCTTCAAGAGGCGAAGTGACGAAGCGGAGTGGTAACCAACGAAGCAAGGAGCGTGGCAACGTGTCATCAACGAACCGTGGCAAGAAGCGTAACCGACAAGACAACTACCCAACCCCCGCGTGGTGCGTGCACCGCTTGCTGGAGCGGGTGGCCTTCCCGGCCGGGCGATGGATGGAACCGGGGTGCGGCAACGGCGACATCATCAAGGCCGTGAACAAGATCGCCATCCCGTCCTTCAAGAAGAAGCTGACGTGGTACGGCTTCGACATCCGGGAGACGCCGTTCCTCAAGCGCATGCGCGCGGAGTGCAACGGGTTCTTCAAGGTGGCGACCATCACCGACAACCCGACGTTCGGAGCGAGGCGGCTCTTCGACGTATGCATCGGCAACCCTCCGTTCAGCCGAGCGATGGAGTTCATCGAGTACGGGCGCGAGAACGCCAAGGTGACCGCGATGCTCCTCCGGCTCAACTACATCGGCACGGCTGACCGGCACGAGTTCATGACGACGCACCCGCCCGACCTCTACGTGCTCCCCAACCGGCCCTCGTTCACCAAGAACGGCAACACCGACTCCATCGAGTACGCGTGGTTCGTTTGGAAGCCCAAGGTCGTAGGGCAGATGCCCGTGTGGAAGCTCCTCGACCTCACGCCGAAGGAGGAGCGCTAACATGGGCAGCTACAACCACCCCGACTACCTCGCGAAGCGCCGGAAGGCCGACAAGGCAAGGCGCAAGAGGAAGGCACGCGAGCTAGAGGAGGCCCGACGCATCGCTCGCGTCGTGCGCGCCATGACCGACGCGGCGTGGGCGACCTACGCCGACCACGAGCGGAGCACCTCGGACTCGTACCTGAAGAAGCGCATCAACAACGCGGTGAACCAAGTCGTCACGCGCGCCATCAACGACCTCTTCCCGGAGTGGGTCGCGAAGTGCGTCGACAAGGACGGCTGGAGCGTCGAGAAGCAGAAGTGGGGCATCACCTTCGACGACGCCACACGCATCATGGCGACCATCGAGAAGGCGGGTGGCTAACCATGAGTGGTCAGCTCATCATGCCCAAGAAGCCGTGCTTCGGGTGCCCGTGGACGAAGGACTCGCTCGTGAGCAAGGAGCGCGTGCGCGACATCGTCGAGGACCTCCGGGAGAGGGACGTGCACTTCATCTGCCACAAGAAGCTCACCGAGAAGGCGCTCAAGAAGGAGACCGTCGTGTGCCGGGGCTACTACGACCACGAGTTCCTCCTCCGGGGCACGGGGAACCTGATGCGCATCTACATGCGCATCGGCGGCGTCCTCGAAGTCGACTTCACGAAGTACGACAAGAAGGCTCGCAAGTCGCTCACGCCGCACCGGAGGCAACCATGAAGACCGTCAAAGCAACCCCAGCGCTCCGCGTGTGGGGCATCACCATGCACATGCCGAGCGCGTTCCGGGAGAAGCTCGCGCTCACTCATAGCCAAGCGCGCGCCATTGTAGCCGCCAAGAGTAGGGCTGCGGCGGCACGTGCGCTCGGGGCCACCATCACGGAGCGTCACCTCAAGGAGTACGGCTCGGTGACCGGCAACGCGGAAGAGGTGGCGCTCGCGAACGCGCGCTACCCGGAGGTGTCCTACACGGTCGACCACTCGAAGCTCTGGTTCGACATCAACGGCGACCGCGTCGCGGTGAAGGCAAAGCGACGCCCACGCCCACACCCGTGAAGACCAAGTAGAAGCGCCTCTCCAGCGTCAACCCTACGGGCCCGCGAGGTTCAAGCGGAGCCGTGGGTATGCGCCGCGTTGGACGGATGGGCCGCGCCTCGTGGCCATTGACCGTTGGATTGCCACACTCAAGGAGACGCCATGACGTTAAGCATCGAAGGGGCGCACACGTGCCCCAATTGCGGAGAGAAGGTGACTGACCGATTTGCCCACGTGTTCTACGGGGGCGGGAGGTGCACCATCGTGGAACTCCGGCCCGTGCACCCACCGAAGGCTAACCACATCGAAGGCCCTCTCGACCGGTGCCCGCATTGCCGCGATACCGTCCGCGAGGGCACCATGCACACGAGGCAGACGGGTGGGCGATGCACGGTGACCCACGTCATGCGCAAAGAGGGGGTCCGGGGGATTCATCCCCCGGGGCACACCCCACAAGAGCCACCCCACCACGTGAAGAGTCCCGAAAGGCTCACCCCAAGGCTCAAAGGCCACACGAGGGAGCCCGAAGACACCTAGGGAAGCCGCCTAGGAGGCCCGTGGAGCCGTTTTCATGCCCGGAACCCTCCGGGAGCCCCACCGAAGGCCCGAAAACACCCCACAAGCCCTCCTAGGCCCTCGGAGCCGTCCCAAAGGCACGCCAACACGCGCCCGACACCCGGAAGCACGCCGAAGAGGCCGAAACACCCCGATTTCGGGTCCGGGTTCGCAATTCGTCATCGTTTTGGCAGCTTGACCCTCATTTTCGACGTTTGATTAAGCACCACGACGCACCACCAGCGAGGACCACATGCAACGCAAGGAACGCATCGCCCTGCAACGGGCCACCATCATCGCCCTCCGGGCCAAGGACCCGAGCCTCACGACACCCCAGTTGGCCGCTCGATTGGGCATCAAGCGCGACACCGTGGCGCGCATCCTCCTCGAAGAGGCCACCGGCATGCGCAGGCGTCACGACGGCACTCGTGTACCGCTCGTTAAGCACACGGAGGGCACGTGAGCGCCAACGAGCGCAAGGCCTACGCACCCGGAACGGTGACCGTCACGGTGGGCGACGAGCGCATCACTGGGGTGAACCGCCTCGCGTACAACGAGCCCATCGCCTACGCGGTCGACCCGCACGCATGGACGTGGATGCGCACGCCACCGGCCTCGCTGTACGTAGGCCGCATGGCGTGGACGCGCCACACGCACGAGGCATGGCGTGAATGCATGCGCGTCTTCGAAGGCCAGCCGGTGGAGAGCATCACGGTCGACCGCCTCCGCGCCATGCTCTCGCAGGCGCACGGCTACACGGCAGGCGACCCGCCCAACCATGGGCCATGGCACCGCGACGCTAAGCACGTGGCATGGCTGTTGGCGCAATGGCGTGACGTGGTGCGTGAACGCACGGCCGCGAGTGGCACGGTGCATGAAGGGGTGCTTGTTACAGGATGAGGGGGTCACACATAGGGTGCTACCGGGTTCGCCAATCGTGACACCCGACCTCGAATTTTTACTGCACCACACCGAGAACGGTCGTGACACAACGGGCTCGATTTTTTACTGCTTAACGTAGGTCCACAAGGAGAAACGAATGTCCGCATCCACTGTCGTCGTCCTCATCGTCCTCACCCTCATCGTGGGAGGCCTCGCGTCCATTGGCATCCGATGGCTCCTCGCTCAACCGAAGATGACGCCACTGGTTGGTTACCCAAAGGTCACCTTCCACGGCTACGGTCACGAGGTCGACGCGCATCGCCTCGAAGCGGCCTTCGCGCGTGCGCTCATCTCCCTCGACTACCGCGTCGCTACGGTCGTCAGAGCCAGAGTCCTCCTCGCCGACGTGCGCATCTTCGTCATGCCCGAGAACGAATGGACCGACGACTGGGGTCGTCGTGTCGCCGGTCTCCAGAACGACCGGAACATCGTCGTCGGCCGTGACTTCGCCGCGCTCTGCCATGAACTCGCGCACCGGCACGAGACCCTCGTCCACGGCCCTCAACCCGTGAACCAGAAGGACCACGCGCACTGGGCCGAACGCGGCTACAACGCAGCCGTCGACGAGTACCACGCGTGGCTCTAGGTTAACGAACGCTTGACGAACGGAGCCTCTTCGGCCAAGGCTCGGGCTCTTCACCAATCACGGTGAGGTTAGCGTGGAGCATTCGATGAGTCGCGTGACACTGCGGTTGATTAACGAGGACGGATGGGTCGCCAACTTTCCGAGGCGACGGGAAGCACACAACTCATGGGGCTTCGCGCCTGCCATCTGGGACACGGTGGCCCTCGCGTGCGGGCTCAACAAAGCGTGGATGCGCACGTGGTCAGCGGCGACGGGCGTGTCCCCCGAACTCGACCTCATCTGCGCCGAGGCGTACGGCGACCGCCTCGACGAACGGTTGCGGCTCCTGCTCGCCGCGACCTTCGACCGCGTCTGGGTGAGGCGTGATGGATTCGCTCCACTCGCCGAGGCGCTTCGATGGCTCTACACGACGCACCTCGGTCCCCAAGGCATCGCCTCCACAACGCTTCAGATGGCCGACCACCTCGACGACCTTCGCTACCATCCCGGCCTCCTCGGCGTCGGCATCGACGCGACCAGCGTCAACGACACGTGGTGGAACCAACGCATCCCGCTCGGCGTCGACGGGAAGCCGCTCACCGGCAACGGCGTGCCTGCCGACTACGACTACCGGCCGATGAACATCTTCGAGCACCCCAACGCATCAGACGGTAAGCCACACCTCGAACTCATCGACTACGTCCGCTGGGTGCAACGTCACCAACGCCGACTTGAAGAAGGTTAACGAGAGCGCGTCGAAAGGTTCTTGACACAACTTCTCGCGTCGGCGAATGATGCTCGCCTCCCAATCACGGGAACGGAGGCAGCCCACATGAAGACCATCAACATCCAAGCCAAGACCGATAACATCATCCGGAACTTCAACAAGGCGTTCGAGGCCATCAACGTCCGCGTCGAAGGACCGCCCTCGCCTGAGCAACTCAGCGCCCTCCTCGAAGAGGTCGGCGGCTTCATCCTCGGTGCTCAACTCGGCATCATGACCATCCGCGACGTCCTCGGTCCCGCAGCCAACTCCGAGACGCTCGTCAAGCCGCTCATCGAGGCGTGCCACGCCATCGCGGACAGCGTCTCCAAGAAGGTCGACGAGGAGGTGAAGCGGGACGAGGCGCAGCAGAAGAAGGTCATCATCGAAGGGACTCACTAACATGGGAGCCCGCAAGCCGAAGCCCGAGCCGCTCATCCCCGTCTTCCGCCTCTACGAAGAGGGCAACGCATTCGTCATCCTCGCGAAGTGCCGCAGGGCAGCCAAGCAAGCCGGGTGGAGCCCCGAGCGCATCGAGGCTTTCGCGAAGAAAGCCAAGTCCGGCGACTTCGACCACCTCTTGCAGACCGTCATGGGCCACTTCGAGGAGAAGTTCGATGAATAAGCAAGAGCCGATTCCCAAGGAAGTGCAGGACGCCGTGAATAACCTCGACGCGGCAGCCGAGAACCGGATGGGGCCTCAGACGACGCGCGAGGACTACCGTCAGGTCGTCGCCTACATCTACGGGCTCCGAGCGGAGCAAGAGGTGCGCGAGGCCTTCTACAGCCTCACGGTCAAGGAGCGCGACTACGAGCGCGGTCGCTACGACAGGCTCAAGGACCAGTACGAGGCACTCAGAGCGGAGGCAAGGGAACTCACGGCGCGGCTCTCTGCTTACGTGAAGCAACCCGTTCCCATTCGCGTCGACGCATCCAAGGTCGACCTCACGCGCCTCAACGTCGATATGACGTCTGCTCTGGAGCGCGACATGGCGACTCTCAACGACAGACTCCAGAAGGTCATCTATCAACTGGAGCTACGCCTTCCCGGGCAGGCCCGCTTCGTCGACATCGCGACGGCGACCTTTGCGAGCGAGTTGCTCGCCCTCATCAGAGGCACGTCATGAGGTCGGTCGACGGTCTCTGCGCGGAGTGCGGCGGACCGACGAGCAGCTACGCCGGAAACCCCGGCGAGTGGCCCATCGGGCTCCCGCGCCCGAACAACCCCGGCCGCCCGGTCCCTCATCACGTCAAGTGCGTCTTGGGCTGGCGCGACCGTGCGTATGTCACCCCCGACTTGGCGGACACCGCGCTCGCCGCCATGGCGGGCACGGGCATCGCGACTCCGTTGGAGGGTTACCTCAAAGTACCGAGCCAGTTGGCAGCGAACATCCGCGCGCTCGCGAAGGAGCGAGACGAACTCCGCCTCGTGCTTAACGATTTCCTCGAAGGCAAGGGCGTAAGCCTCGACGACAAGAAAGAGCTACTCCGGCTCGACGCGATCCTTCAAGCCGACGGTTGCTACGACTGCGCGTTTCCCACCAATTCGATTCAGCACCACCACCACCCCAACGACCGCGCAGCGACGTACCGCCTGATGCTTGGCCCGCCAGCCCATGATGACATGCCCGAATCCTCGGGTTCGATGCGGAACGTCCTCCGTCGCCTCCTCGGCATCGTCCTCGGCCGCTGAAGCCCCACCACGCCGTTTCCCCGGGCTCACCGGCCCGGGAGCCGCCTTTCCCGTCGTTCGTTCAACCACGGCCCGTCTAGGGCCCTTCCTGAAGGAGTCGTCCCCATGCCCATCGTCTTCGACCGCGTCGTCAATTCCACCGCCGAACTCACGGAGGAGGAGCGCGCCAACGAGTGCACGCTCATCCCCCACGAGAACGGCTATGTCGTCTGCCACCCGTCGCACATCAAGTACGCCTACAAGAGCGCCTCGGACGAACTCGGCTCACTCCATCGAGGTCTCTGCGCGGCACACATCCCGTTCAACCCGGAGCAGCTTTTCCACAACCGCGACTACGCCGAGTCGATGAAGAAGAAGCTCGCGCGCACCGAGGTCCGCTACGAGACGCCGCTCGACGCACTCAAGCGAGCACTCTCGGCGGCAGGCATCGCGTACGACCCGACCCGTCTCGACAACAACCGCGACTACTACGAGTTGAAGCAATCCGAACTCTCCAGCCTCCAACGCGAGAAGGCCCGGCTCGCTGGTAACCACAACACCAACGACCCCATCGACAAGTCGCTCCTCGAACTCCAGATTGCGCAGCGTGTCCTTGAAGCCCTCCGCCCGGTGAAGCCGGGGAAGCGCCTCTCCGTTCTCCGCGCCGCCTCGCTCCTCTTGCTTGGGAAGGACATCGTCGAATGAAACCCATCATCACGCACGACTCGCAGGTCCAACGTCTCTGGTTCCGCTTCTGGCGCGACAACGAGTGGTACGTCGCCGAGGTCGATGCGTCGACGGTGCAAGGCGCGATCGGTCTCGCTGGTACGCTCAACCTGAGCGCTCGCTCCCGACGCGGCTACTTGCAGGCGCAGTCGTACCTCCTCGCCGACCTCGCAGAGAAGTTGACGCACACCGGTCAGTAACCTACAGTCGATGCGTCACGTCGTTGAAAGGAGGTCGTACCCATGAAGTGCTCAAAGTGCTCGTGCCTCGCAGTCGGTCTCGTGAGCTACCCCAACGGTTCGTTCGCCGTATTCTGCTTCCGCCACGGGAGCGACCTCACCAACGCGGCCAAGCGCCCGGGCGAGGAGTTGCCCTTCAAGGCGGAGCCCATCAGTCCCATCCCCGGGCTCTGGGCTTGACCGTCTTCGACAGGCCGTACCCCATCGTCACGCTCCGTCCCTCCACCACCTCCGCGACGGTGGTGGTGGTCTTCCACTCCTACGAAGACCACTCCACCGTCACATCGACTGATCCCCTCATCTGGCCCGAGGAGTTCGTTCCGCCGAAGAAGACCTCCGTGCCGCCGTGGCCGATGAAGCGGAAGCCGTTCCCCAAGTCGCAGGGACGCTTCGGCTTCAGCATGGCGGCACGGCTCCCGTGCTACCGGGGCAACCGACCCCGCTGAAGCACTGGCCATCTGGCCGGTTGCCGTGTACCCTGCCGCCAGACATGGCCCCTCGACAATCGAAGAAGAAGCCGTCTCCCAAGCCGAACTCTGTGTCTCGTGTCCTCGCTCATCTCGACAAGCGAGTGACCATCCTCGAACTCGGCATGACCGGGATTGGAGTCACGGTGAAGCGCCTCGACGACGAAGTGTCGCTGTTGCGGAGCGTCGTCAAGGGCATCGACGAGCGCACCATCCGGGGTGAGAAGCTCATGATGAGCATGCAGGGCGAGCAGCGTCAGATGCTCCGCATCCTCGAACGCATCGCCACCTCCGTGCACGCCGAGGCCCCCAAGGAAGCCGCCCCGACTCCGCCGATGCCTCCGGAGCCCGACAAGCATGGCTGACGTCGACGCAGCCCTCACACCCATCTACGTCGCGGTCGGCGGGCTCGTCGTGAAGGAAGTCTTCCAAGGCGGAGCCACCTTCGTGAAGTGGCTCAACGCGCGGAAGATTCAACTCGAAGACGAGAAGCTCGCCTCGCTGCGTGAAGACGTCGAGGAGCTTCAGTCTCAGCGTGAGGCGCTCGTCGCCAGCCTCACCAAGCTGGACGGCTCCATCAGCGCCCTCGCCAACGAGCAGCGGTACCTCAAGGAGAAGCTCGACGCCTCCCTCGGCTCGCTCTCCTCGACGCGTGAAGCGTTCGACGACCGCATCGAGAAGCAGGCCGCGTTCTACCGGGACTCCGTCAAGGAGGTGCTCGGCTCCGTCACCGCGAAGCTGGAGACGATGGAGTACGAACTCCGGCAGGACACGACCCGCGCCATCCACGACGCGCAGATTCTCTCGAAGCAGAAGCAACCGAAGCGCTGACTCACATCCACGCGAGCGCGAGCTTCACGTCGAGGATGCGCGGCGGCTTCGAGATGACGAGTTGCACCACTCCGCTCACCGAGGCCGCCTTCACCGCAGCCTCTTGCGGGGCCGCCGTGATGAGCACCCGGCGCACCCGGGGCGCGCTTGTCTCTTGGACGATGGTGAGCACCTCGATGCCATCGAGCTTCGGCATCATGTAGTCGGTCAGCACCGCGCCGAGGTCAGGGTCTCGGAGGTGCACCACCAACGCCATCGGGTCAGTCAGCACCACGGCCGTGTGCCCGCAGTAGGTGACGATCTCGGCTACGAGTTCAGCGACAGACGGGTCGTCGTCTATGCAGAGGACCTTCATGTTGCGTCAACCTTGCCTTCCGTGCTTCGTTTGGCCGATGGCGATTCCATTCATTGAGCTTACTGCCGAGAACACGCAAGTCCCCCCGAAGGGCGAACTCCGCGCGTTCCGGACCGAGCTTGAGCTTACGCTTCGCCAAGCAGCAGCCGCTCTCGGTCTCGACGTCGTCAAGTTCGGCGAGCTAGAGCGCGGTCTCATTCACCTCAAGGACGAACCACAGTGGCAAAAGACAAAAGCACTCCTGCGCGAGGCAAGTGGATGCGCGCCAACGAGTACGGCAACGAGGTTATCCGAGTGAACCTCAAGCTCCCCAAGAAGGTGCACACCCGCCTCCTCGCTCACGTGCACGGCCGGGACGTCACGGTGCAGCGGTTCTTGTACGAGCTTCTGCTCGCTAAGCTCGACGCGAAGTAGTTATTGACGTTCCGCTCCAGTGAAGGTTAGGGTCCCCGTTCGCCCATTCACGGGCGCTAACCAATGCTCAAGGGAGCGTGTCATGTCGAAGAACAAGAAGGTGGTGTTGTCGGTCATCCCGCAGCCGTACGAGCGCGGTGCTCTGGGGAAGGACTTCTACCTCTCCACGTACCGCTTCCCCATCAAGGAGGCGCAGGGCTTCGAGCGCCGGGCGAAGTCGCTCGGGGTCTCGATGGCGGGCCTGCTTCAGCAGCTCGTCGAGGCCTTCAACAAGGCGGTGCCCGCTCCGGCAGGCGTGAAGACGGAGCGCACCTCGAAGCCCACGGTGTGGGGCGAAGGCAAGCGGCCGAAGTCGGTCAAGCCCTCGAAGAAGGCGAAGGCCGCGAAGGTCGAGAAGCCCGCGAAGGTCGAGAAGCCCGCGAAGAAGAAGGTCGCGAAGAAGGACGACCCGAAGCCCGTGGCGAAGAAGCCGAAGGCGTCGAAGAACCTCTCGCCTGCCGAGAAGCTGAAGGCCAAGCTCCGCGCGATGAAGCGCCAGAATGAGGCCGCGTAAAAGCGGCACTCGCAGGAGTCACCCTCCGTAAAAACCGTGGTGGAGTCGCTGGTCCCTCCAAACCCGAGCGCTAGTCGCTTGGGTAACCAGCATCTTTCTGGTACACCGTCGGCATGTCCCGACTCCGTTCGAAGTTGACGCTTCTCCTGAGCAGCGACTCCACCGAGACGACGCAGCACTTCGAGCGGACGCAACGCGACGACGAGGTGACCGACGACTTCGGCAACGCGACGACACAGGCAGTCTCAGTCGGTGCGGGTGCCACGGTGAGCCTCGGTGGCATCGCCGCCAAGTTCCTCTACGTGCAGTGCGCCTCGGCGGTGCGGCTGAACCTCAACGGCCTCGGCTTCTTCGACATCGCGCCGCGCACCGGCATCGGGACCAACCCTCCGTCGTACCCGGCGCGGTACCTCGTCTACGGGAGCGGCCTCACGTCGTTGTCGATTCAGAACCCCGGCGCGACCTCAGTCGTCGTCACCGTGGTCTACGCAGCCTGAAGTCTTCCTCGTGGTCGTGTGGAGCGTGAATGGGTCTCAAGGAGCAGTTGCGCGAAAAGCTGGCGAAGGTGAAGGGCGAGTCGGTAGCAGAGGCGAAGCCGAAGAAGGTCGCCGAGGAAGCTCGACCGAAGGCAGGCGGCAAGACGCTCGCCCTCGACATTGACTCGGTCAAGCCCAACACGTGGAACCCGAACTCGATGGCACCCGAGCTTCAGGCTCGGCTCGTGGCAGGCATCACACGGCTCCTCGACAAGACCGGTGCCATCCCGCCCATCGTCGTGAGGCCCGCGCCGGGCTCCCCGGGGATGTACGAGATCATCGACGGCTTCCACCGATGGAAGGTGCTCAGGAAGCTGAACCAGAAGACGGTCGATTCGTTCGTGCTTAACGTCGATGACGCTCAAGCCCGCCTCCTCACTGACACGCTCAACTACCTTCGCGGCAGCCCCGACAACGACAAGCGCGGCCGAATGCTCGCCGAGATTCTGATGGGCGACGAGTCACTCACGGTCGCCGACCTCGCGCTCCTCGTGCCGAAGGACGCGGCGCAACTCGAAGACCTCATCGCAGCGTCGGACCTCGACACCTCGGTGCTCGCCGACCTCCTCTCGCGCTCGTCAACCAAGGACGCGACCGACGACGACAAGGACGAGGAGAAGTGGGTCACGCTGAACTTCTCGCTCCCGCTCGAAGCCGCCACCATCGTTGAGCGCGAACTCGACCGCCTCGCTGAGTCTTTGGAGGGCAAGGCGAAGCGCATGCGCGCGTTGGAGTTCATGGCGGTGAACTCGTCGCAGACGCCACTCCCGGACGCGAGGCCCTCGAAGAAAGCGGAGGCTAAGCCAAGCAAGAAGAAGAAGGCGTCATGATCGCGCTCCTCCGCTCGATGGAGGCGCTTGGCGTTCGCGCCTTCCCCAGCGCAACCGTTGGCCTCCTTCACCTCGTCGACACGTTGAAGCCGAAGCGCGTCTTCGTCCCCGCCGTCCACTGCGCTCATGTGGTGAGGGCGCTCCGTCGACGCGGTGCTCGTCTCACCTTCGTCGAACTCGACGGGTGGACGTGGATGCTCGGCGCGGTGGATTGGTCCGAGGGCCTCGCGCTGCTGACTCATCTGTGGGGCGTTCGGTCGCCGCCGCCACCATCCGCTCGTGGTCTTGTCGTCGTCGAGGACTGCGCTCACTCCGCGAGCAACCTCGTGAGCGCTCACTACCATCTCTTCTCCACCGGCCCGGGCAAGGCAGTGTCACTCCAAGGAGGCGGGTTCGTCGTACCGAGCCTTCCGGTGCCGTCCGAGCCCCCGTTGCCGTCCGACGTTCTCGCTGGCTACTCGCGACTTCCCGGACTCGTAGTTGACGCAACGTCGCACGTCGTCATCCACACCCCGCGCGCTCGCGTTGTCCGCGAACGCCTCTGGGCGAAGGGCATCACCACCTTCGTCGGGTTCTCTGGCTTCACACCATACGCTCGAAGCGTAATGGCTCGCACCGTCGTGTTGCCTCTCTTGCAGTCGAAGCCGTCGTCGTTCCACGTGTCTCGTGTGAAGGAGCTAGCAAAATGTCTCTGAGCGTTCCCGTGATGAAGCCGCCGTCTTCCGAGAAGACCCTCACCTGCGGCACCAAAGACTGGTGCTCGAACTGCAACCTCTTCAAGGCAGGCAAGTGCGCCGGGTGCGAAGCGAACGGTGGACGCGAGCGGTGCAAGCAAAGCTCCTGCGGCGGTGCCTGCGGAACGTGCGGCGGCGGTGGCGTGGAGAACGTCGAGGTCCCGGCCGTGTGCATCAAGAGCCCGATGCTCGACCTCTTCCAGCAGAAGTTCGCGAAGGCCGACTACAACATCCGCCCGGGTCGCGTGCTCTCGTCCCCCTCGAAGGCGGTGGTGACACTCATCGGCGGAAAGTCGTCCGCGTTCGCCGGGAACGCGAGCGCGGCGTACCCGGACGAAATCGACATCTACGCAGTCGCTCTGCGGCACGTGTGGAGCGCGTCTCGCGGGTTCTACTCGGACGACCTCAAGGACTACATGGGGCTCCCGAAGAGCAAGAAGCTCATCCTCCAGACCGCGATGTACGACGACGTGCTGGAGCGTGCGTCGGACAAGGACGTGCACCTTGAGTTCGCGTCACGCCGTGACATCGACGCGTACGAACCGCTGGGGTACTCCATCTACGGCGACGAGTCGGTGCAGAACCACCACTTCAACTGGAGCCGCACGCTGAAGGGAATGGAGGAGGGCGGCGGCGACTTTTTCCTCATGGCGCACTACGCACGCTTCGACACGAAGCCGGACGTGAAGCGCTACGCACCCATCGTCCCGCAGTTGAACTTCCACGTGCAGAAGCTCTCGTCGGACGGCGTCGCGGCAGCGTCAGACTTCCTGCGGGCCATCCTCGTGTGGCACTCGACGCTCCCGAAGTCGGTCACCTTCTGGTTCAACGGTGCATCGAACCCGCGCGTCATCGGCGCGCTCAAGAAGGTTACTCGTGGACGCGACTGCTACTTCATGGCATCGGCTCCGTGGATCTCCTCTCACAAGGGGTTCGAGTTCACCGTCGAGGGGCGGACGAAGAAGTCGAAGGCACCGAAGAGCGACCTCGTCGTGCTCGCTCAGCGAAACTTTGCAAAACTTGTTGCCACCGCGTAGGCTGTCGAGCGCAGTAACGTTCCAACCAATCGAGAGGACAAGATCATGCGAGTTCCGTCTGAGATGTTCGCCTCGCTGTCCGTGTTCGCACGCGGCAGCGGCGGTGGTGGTGGCAGCCAGAAGAAGAAGAAGAAGCCCGCGAAGGGCGGCAAGGCTCCGGGCGGCAAGAGCAAGTCGGCGAAGAAGCTGGCTGCTGCCGCGAAGAAGAAGAAGAAGTAACACCGCGTCACCGCGCCCCCTCGGAGGCGCGTTTCGTTCCGAGGGGTGGTGGCACAGCGTCACCGCCCCTCTCTTTCTTCAAGGAGCTCCTCATGAACCTCGACGACCTCATCGCAGCCTCCCAGCAAGCCGACCTCCAGCAAGAGGCCGACCGGTTGAAGCGTGAAGAGGCCGATCGTCGCGCGCTCCTCGCGAAGCGCCGGGCAGCGGGTCTCTACAACACGAGCCAGCTCCTTGCGAAGATGGTGGGTGACGAGGCAGAAGCACAGCCTGACGCACCTCGAACCGCCGTACCCAAGGAGCAGACCAATGCCTCAGCCTTCCCGCCCCCGCCCCTCGGCAAGTGACTCGTCGAACTACGAGTGGACCTGCCCCGGCTGCGGCAAGAAGTACCTTGCGAAGTCCTCGACGTGCCCGACGTGCCTTGAGTCCGGCACTCGCGGCGACGAGCTGACGAAGAAGACCATCGACGACAACGACCTCCGGAAGGGGCGGTAGTCGGTGACGTCCCCCATCTCCGTCGAGGACTTCCTGAGCAAGGCGTCTCCGTCGCCGAGCGACCAAGCCGTCAAGGCCATGGTCATCACCTCGGCGCGAGCCGACGAGCCGAACGCCTCAAGCTGGATGGCGGAGGAGGCCACCCAGCTTCTCCGTGACGCGCATGTCGAGGTCGCGAACTACTCGCTCACCGGCACGCGCATCCACCCGTGCGTCGGCTGCTACGGCGGAGGCGGGCGCGTGTGCATGCACCCGTGCGACCGCAACGACATCGAGTCCGACATCTTCCAGCCGAACGACGGCATGGCGATGCTCTACGAGCAACTCATCGCGACCGACATCCTCATCCTCGCGACCGACGTTCGATGGGGCGGCCTCAACCACTACACCCAGCGCTTCATCGAGCGGCTCAACCCGTTCGTGAACCAAGCGGCGGCTGGCAAGCCCCTCATCAAGGACAAGCTCGCCGGTCTCCTCGTCGTCGGTGACGGCGCGCTCGGTGCCACCGGGCAGCTCATGATGGCCCTCAACGCGGTGGGCTTCATCTTCCCGCGCTACGCTTACTCCGCGTGGCACGTCCCCCGGTCGGCCTCAGCCGATGCCACCAAGGCCGCCTTCGAGAAGTCCACGTCGGTTCACCACAACACCCAGCTCCTCATCTCCGACTGCGTGTCGGCGGTGAAGGGCATGCGAGGAGATTAACAATGTCCATGGCACTCACGCGTGGCGGTAAGGTCACGCACATCAACGGCACCGCAGTCGTCTCTCCCGGGGCCGGGCTCCCTACCCTCAACGGGCAAGAGAGCGCCCGCATCATCGCCCACAACGCGGATGCGACGAACATCCTCCAGATCAGCTTCGACGGCGGGAAGACGTTCTTCAACGTGCGCCCGCTCTCGACCGTCGACCTCCCGGTGCAGGCGCTGATGAAGGACGTCAAGGTGCAGTCGAGCGCGGCCACCGTCGCCTACCATCTTCTCTGGATCTCCGTCGTCTAAGGAACACGCCCATGAAAAAGTCCCACTCCGACGACGAGACGACTGGTGTTGGCACCATCATCATGCCCAACGCGAAGTGCGACGGGTGCCTGCACTACGTCGCGAACCGCACGCTCTGCCTCAAGGGCACCGTGCCGAACGCGTGCGGTGACGGCTCCGCGCCCGAGGTCGGCTACGCACCGGTCGTCACCGACGCAGCCGCGTATCAGGAGTGGCGCGCGAAGCGCGGCCTCGCGCACAACGCTCCGCGCTCGACCACGCCCGCTTCCGACGACCGCTCCGGCCCGGACCTCGTGATTCAGGTACTCGGCGACGAGGGGCACATGGACCTCGGGAAGGGAGCCGGTGGGCCGAAGATGCCGTGGAAGGGCGGCACGAAGTCGAAGGAGACGTCGGGCATTCCGAAAAAGAAGGCCCCGGTTGGTTACTCCAAGCGGCTCAAGCTGATGAAGCAGAAGCACGCGACCGCGAGTACGGAGTACCGCCCCGGCACGATGAAGAAGGCCGCGACGATGCCGATGCCCAAACTCAAGAACCCGAGTATGAAGCAGGGCTACCGAGGCGAGGACACGGACCGCACACAGGCAGGCGTGAAGCCTGCTGGTCTCCACGTCGTGGGCCCGAACCCGAAGGCCGGTGCTACCCCGGTGGCGAGCCGGGCGAAGGTGGACAGCGGCGGCTGGGAGCCCGGGAAGACGGTCGTCGGCGCGAAGGTGAACCCGGCGAAGAGCCCCATCCTCCACGAGGTCCGTCGTCGTCACATGCAGAACCCGTCGTCCGCCTCGCAGTACAAGGCGGCGCAGGCCGGTGGCGGCAAGGTGTTCTCTCACAAGCACCTCGCGGCTCACGTCGGCATGAAGCCGGAGCACATCGCTGACCTCGCGCACGCGAGCGACCACGTGCACGACTTCCACAACAAGGTGCGCGCGGAGTTCGGTGACAAGGCGAAGAATCTCACGTCAGGCCAGATCCGCTCGGCCTACCACTCGACCGGCCTCATGCACTCGATGAACCCGGACGTGTCGAAGGGGTTGAAGTGGGCACCTCACCCGCAGTCAGGTGGTGTGAAGGCCCGTGCTCCGGGCGGTGGCCACTTCCACGTTCACCTTCACGGAACCCAGAGCAAGGTGGGCCTCTTCCACAAGCCGAAGCTCGCGGGGATGATGCACATCGGCGACTTCGAGAGCGCGGGACACGCGAAGGCGGCAGCCGAGTCACACGGTCTCTCCTCGAAGAAGGCCCTCACCACGATGGACCTCGACCTCATCAAGGCGCACAAGAGCGGCAAGCGCTGCGTCGTCGGTCACACCTCGTCGGGCAAGCCCATCCACTCCGACGCTCACGGCGCGGAGGGTTACACCGAGGACGAGCACCGCGAGGCGGAGGAGATTCACCGCGACATCGGCGAGCGCCTCTCCGACGCAGCCCACGGCGTCACTTCCTACGGTCCTCGCGGCAAGCTCCCGCACGCAGCTCGGAAGTACCTCGGCGACATCGCCCAGAAGCACAACCTTCTCGGGCGTCGTCACGGCAAGACGGCGATGGACCACTCGTCCGCTCGCTACGCCAAAGAGCGCTCGGCCACGGGCGTCTTGGAGCCGCAGGCGTTCCTCAGCGATGCTGCGAAGAGCCTCGCCGTCTCGCTCTCGAACAACCCGACGGACGCCGACATCGCCAAGGCCATCGAGGCTGGCGGTGGTGGCGAGGCCCTCGTCGAGAGCATGGAGGTCCGCGCTCCGATGAACGTCCACAACCCGCTCGGCGGCAAGCTGGTCCTCAACAAGCCGTCCTCCACCCGCACTTCCTGAAACGTGGTTAACCATGGCGCACCCCAACAGCACGCTCGCGCTCGTACAGGCGGGCCTCGATCACGCTGACCTCCAGAAGGGTTCGGGTGACGGGCAGCAACTCGGCATCCCGAAGTCATGGTTCAACGATCCGTACGCGTTGATGGACTCGATGGGCTTGGGCTACCGGTCCAACCCGTCGGCCATCTCGTACGAGACGCTGAAGCAGATGAGCGAGAAGAACTCGGTCGTCTCCGCCATCGTCCAGACGCGGGTTAACCAAGTCGCGTCGTTCTGCCAACCGCAGCGGAACAAGTACAGCGTCGGCTTCCGCGTTCAGCACCGCGACCAGAAGCGCAAGCTCACCGATTCCGAGAAAGAGCACATCACGCATCTGGAGAGGTTCATCCAGAACATGGGTGAGGGCCGCGACCCGGGCCGCGACTCGTTCGAGACGTGGGCGCGCAAGGTCGTGCGCGACCGGCTCGTCTACGACCAGCTCGTCTCCGAGAAGGTGCTCCGTCGCAACGGCCGACCTTACTCGATTCACGCGGTCGACTCGGCGACGTACCGCATCGCTCCGGCGAAGACGCGCCGTGGCGCTCCGCTCACGAAGCACGAGCAGACGTACGTGCCGCAGTACGTGCAAGTCATCGACGGCACCATCGTCAACGAGTTCACGCGCCGGGAACTCATCTTCCGCGTCGCGAACCCGCGCACCGACCTGAAGAGCTACGGCTACGGGCTCTCCGAGTTGGAGTTGCTCATCAACACGGTGACGTCGCACCTCTGGGCCGAGGAGTGGAACCGCAAGGTCTTCTCTCAGGGCTCGACGGTGAAGGGCATCCTGAACGTGCAGGGCAAGGTGCCCGCGCCGCAGATGGAGGCGTTCCGTCGGCAGTGGCTCACGCAGGTGAGCAGCGTGTCGAACGCGTGGCGCACGCCCGTGATGAACTCGGATAACCTTCAGTGGATTCCGCTTCAGCCGAGCAACAACGACATGGGGTTCCAGCAGTGGCTGGAGTACCTCATCAAGATCGCGTGCGCCGTCTACCTCATCGACCCCGCTGAGATTAACTTCGACTCGCGTGGTGGCGTCGGCTCGCAGCCGATGTTCATGACGACGAACGAGGCGCAGCAGAAGGTCTCGAAGGACCGAGGCCTCCAGCCGCTCCTGCGCTTCCTCCAGAACACGGTGAACGAGGAAATCATCTGGGAGATGGACGAGGACTACGAGTTCCTCTTCGTCGGCCTCGACGCTCGCTCGGAGTCGGAAGCCATCGAACTCCGCATGAAGGAACTCGGCTCGTACAAGACGCTCAACGAGATCCGCCGCGAGGCCGACGAACTCGCGCCAGTCGAACACGGGGACACGGTGATGAACCCGACGTACATCGGGCTCAAGAACCAACTCGCGATGCAGGCTCAGCAGCAGGCGGGTCCTCCGGGCGGCATGCCGGGGATGCCCGGCGCTCCCGGTGGTGCGCCCGGTGGCGCACCCGAGATGCCTCCCGGCCTCCCGTCGGGCGGCCGTCCTCCGAGCCACAAGGAGATGTTCGAGCAGCAGTTCGGTCCTCCGAACAAGCCGCCTCAGCCCGGTCAGCCCGAGCGCCGTCTCGGCGGAGCCATCGAGAAGGACACGCAGACCTCCGCGCCCGCTGGCGCTCCCGCCAAGGACGAGGAAGCCACGCCCAACGACGAGCACTCGTTCTCCCGTGAGGAGACGAGCGACGTGTGGGAGGAGACCATCCACGCCTCGCTGCCGAAGAATCTCGCGGGCGACCTCAAGAAGGCGCTCTCTTCCTTCCGGGACCTCTGATGACTTTCGGCGTCTTCAACATCGTTAACCTGAAGAAGGGTCGCACGGCCGGTAGCGGCAAGACGAAGTACGTCGCCATCTACGACGTGACGACTCGTGCCGGGAAGACGTACCCGCAATACTTCTACGCCAAGGACTCCGGCCGCATCGGCACGTGGCTCGCGCTCCAGCACCGTCGAGGCAACGTGGCCGTGGCTCGGGACCTCACCTCACCCCACCGCTTCCCGGCGAACACGGCCACCGAGAAGAAGGGCGCTCCGAGGCCCTACGCGGCCGCAGGAACGACGATCGCCCCTCCGCCCACCTCCGGGCCCTCCTCGGGCCTGAAGTTCTCGCCTGCGGGCATCCCGGTGCCTCTGGAAGGGGCTACGTCGGTCTCTGTGGCGGAGGTCGAGGCGCGCCGGGCCGACCACGAGAACAACATCCGCTACACGTACGTGCGCCTCGGCGACAAGCTGAAGCAGCTCGACCCGGTCGGCTACGACGCCGCGAAGAAGGTAGTCGCGCTCGGCGCGCAGCGCGACGTGCTCATCAGCAAGATCGGCAACGCGACGGCGAAGCTCGCCGAGCACAAGGACTCGCAGAGCCTCCTCGAAGCGAAGGCGGACCTTCAGGTCAAGCTCGACAAGGTGAAGAAGGACCTCGCCGCGCTCTTCCCGCAAGTGAACAAGCGCCCGCTCGCGACCAAGCTCCTCCGCGTGCTCACGCTCCAGCAGCAGGTGGAGCAGCTTCGCGAGGAAGGCCGCGAGTGGATTAAGCAGAACCCGGAGAAGTGGGCTCTGTACCTGAAAGAGCACGAGGCCGCGTCGAAGAAGATTCGCGCTCTCGGTGAGAAGCCGAAGTCGGCGCTTGAGTTCCCGCCGCACATCGAGCAGCAACTGACTAACCTGAAGTGGAAGCTCAAGGGCACCAAGGGGCTCGCACTCGTCGTGCCGACGAAGGCACCGAAGCTCGGCGTCGGCGAGCGACTCATCATCACCGAGTCGGCCGACATCAACGACCTCGACCCACAGTCGAACCCCCTCGCCTACGCACTCTCCTCCGGTTGGCGCGGCGAGCGTCTCCCGGAGTCCGGCCGCAACTGGTTCACGCCGGGTCAGCGGGCCGCCCTCTTCAAGGAGTTCGACTCCGACATCCGGAACATCGCGCGAGGCCGCGCGTTCGGTACGAACAAGATGGGGTGGGGCACCATCCTCGACTCGAAGGAGCTGGCGAAGGACATCGAGTCCGACCTCCGCATCAAGCTCAACGACATCGCCGAGACGTACACGGCGCACATGGCGAGCACGGGTCGCGACAGTGGTTCCAACTTCCGCTTCTACGCGTTGTCGCTACTCAAGAAGACGGCGCAGAACACCGTGCGCTCCGCACTCGCAGACGCCATCCACGCGGGCACGGTGGAGCCCGAGATTCTCCACGAGATTGGTGGAGCCCTCACGTGGAACGAGGAGGGCGCGTTCACCTCGTCGCAGCTTCGAGAGCACACCGACGCACTCGGCACGCCGTACACGTCGGCCGAGGACATCGTCGCCATCAAGGACGTGCAGCGCATTGTCGAGACGCGCCTCTCGCCCATCGCGGCCATCGGCCTCATGTCGCGCCTCAACCTCCACAACCCGGACGACACGCCGTCGGGTGGCGGCGGGCTGAAAGACTGGACCTCCGTCGCGAAGGACGTCGCGGGCTACCTCAAGAAGACGAAGCACGAGGGCCCGTCCGTCGCTCACATCAAGGGCATGCTCACGCGCAACCTCTCGTCCCTCACTCGCGTCGCGGGCGACGGCTTCGCAGCCGGTCTGCGCCCGAGTGAGAAGGAAGGCCTCAAGGAGGGCATCCGCGCGCTCATCCGCGTGTCGGCTTTCCGTCGCGCCTCCATCCCGGGGACGCAAGCGTGGGAGCGGATTCACGAGCCCACGCAGGCGGCTAAGCACAAGCAGTCGAAGCCGGGCGAGTCGACGGCGCTCCCGCTCCACGCGAAGATTTCCCGGCAAGTCAACCTCAAGCCTCCCGTCACGGGGCACTCGGCGAAGCAGCACCCGCTCATCGCGCACCCGAAGGTGCGAGAGGCTCACGACTTCTGGGCGGCGCAGGCTCGCAACGTCGCGGGTCAACCCGTGTCGACCAACCGCGCTCCGCACTTCGACCCCGCCTCGCAGCTCGACCTCGGCATGGGTCACGTCGCTCCGGCCGGATTGGGGATGACGCCGCAACTCCGGCTCAAGCAGCTTCGTGGCATCCACCTCATGAAGGTGTGGCGGAAGCTCTCGAAGCTCGGCTCGTGGCGGCTCGCCGCGTTGTCGACGCGTCCCGAGTTCCTCAAGTTCAAGGACGACCACCACCGCGCGCAGGCCGCCGCCTACGCTACGCACGACGCCAAGGTGGCCGACATGCCGACGGGCGCGAAGGTGCGCACGCCCATCAGCACCGCGTTCACGGTGCAGAAGAAGGGCGGCAAGGTCGTCTCCATCGAGGGCGCGTCACCAGAGGTCATCGAGCAGATGGCGCGCCTCATCGTTCAGCAGCGAGCGATGGACAACAAGGCCATCAAGCGCCCCATCGGTCTCATCATCAAGTCCGCGACTCGGGTCGACCCCGTGCTCGCTCAGTTGCTCGTCAAACTCCGTCGTGTGTTGAGGGGACCCAATGGGCGTCGAACGTGAACAGCCGAATGGCGTAGTGAGCGGCGGTGGCAACCGTCACACGCAGATCTCCGCCGCGAAGCTCTACCTCAACCCGGAGTCAGGGGCGCAGGGGCAGGGCTTCTGGACGGGCAAGTACGGCCCGAAGGACGAAGTGACGCGCGACACCGACAGCCCCGAGAACGCGGCCCGCATCACTGCGTTCCAAGAGCGCGCGACGAAGCATCAGGTCGTTCGCTACTACGAAGAGCGCCCGGTCGACGAAGAGGAGACCATCAAGTCGATGCCGAGCGTGAAGCTCTTCGAGGTCGCCAAGGGCTACTTCGCAGCGAAGCGCTTCGGTCCGTACGAGGTCTACAAGAAGGCCATCGAGAATCGCGCCTTCATGAACCTCGTGCACAAGGCCATCGGCTCGATGGTAGGCACCGACCGCGCAGGCTCACCGGCCGCCTCGGCAGGACGTGGCAAGGAGTCGATGCCCGCGAACCGCGACAAGCGCATCTTCAACGCGATGCACGGCGTCGAGGACGAGTCGTCGGAGGAGACGAAGAAGTCGAAGAACCACAAGGCGTACACGCGCAAGACGAAGTCGGGGAAGCTGGTTCACGTCGGAGCCAAGGGCGCGGCCGGTCCGGTGACGAAGCTCTCTGTGCAAGCGGCTCGTGGTCTGCTCGACGAGGCGCTCGGCGCGGCCATGGCCGGAAGGCTCGACTCCGCGCGCAGTCAGCGTCTCGAAGCGGTGCGTGCTTTCAAGCACCACGGCCTCGACGCCTACTCGGACGATGTCGCCAGCCAACTCGTTGAGCGCATCGACGAGCACCTCAACAAAGCCATCCTCACGAAGCCGTCGGAGAAGCGCGAGCGACCACAGAAGAAAGCGACCGCAGCACCGACGGCGAAGGTGGGCGCGAGCAAGAACGGCAAGAAGACCTACGACTACCGGAAGCCGTCGGGCAAGAAGCCCGCCGCCGCGTCGTCACCGAAGGGCGCGGTCCCGGACATGGCCCCGGACACGATGGTGGAGCCGTCGCCCCACCGGCTCGCAGCCGTCCTCGGCGTCACCGTCGACCGGCTCCACAAGATCGCCGACTCCCGCGACGAGCGCGGCTTCATCACGTTCTTCAAGCAACACGGTTCCAGCTTCATCACGAAGCACAAGGTTAGCGACGAGTACCTCGCCTCCGTCTTCGCCGTGCTCAAGCGTCAGGCCACCAAGTCGCTCAACCCGAAGAAGGCCGACCTCGCCAAGCGCGGCGTCACGCTCGCGAAGACGAAGACCGTGCCCGTCTCCCGCGACCACCTCCGCGAGGACATCACCGAGGCCGAGGAGCAGGTCACGAAGCTGAAGACCGGCATCAAGCGCGACAAGGCCGCGCTCTCGAAGAAGAGCTTCACGCTCAACCCGCGCGCCCTCAAGAAGGGCACCGAGGAGCGCGAGTTCGCCGACTCACTCCACGTCTCGGGGGTGAACACGCTGGCGAAACTTGCTACCTTCCTGACCAAGGGCTACGACCTCTCACAGTCCGACGCGGCCAAGTCGGCCAAGGAATTCCACTCGCTACTCAAGAAGCAAGGAGCAATCTCATGACTGGAAGAGAGTATCTCGCGAAGGGCAAGGGCATGGCGACGATGGCGTGGAAGAAGAAGAACAAGCCGAAGATGGGCAAGGTCGTTCACGCGCCCGGCCTCTCCGCTGCGCAGAAGAAGAAGAACACGGCGTCGCTCAACAAGATGACGAAGATGGGCAAGTCAACCACGCAGGACCAACCCGAAGGAGAAGTCATGATCAAGTCGTTCGCCGAGTTCTTCGAGACCGATGTCGAGAAGGGCATGAAGAAGAAGGGCAAGGGCGTTGCCGCGAAGATCGGCAACGAGATGAACCCGGTCCGTGGCTCGCAGCCCGGTTCGTTCGTCAAGAAGAAGGGCGTCTCGTCGGCCGGTGGCGGCGCGGAGCGCGACCACGCGAAGAAGCCGCATGCTCCTCGCTCGGGCGTCGTGAAGTCGTTCCCCTCGTTCGACTCCGTGTCGGTCGTCGAGTACACCGCGCTCCCCGACATGGTTCTCTCGAAGCAGCTCGAAGAGAACTCGCTCATCACGCCTTCGCTCCGCAACCCGGAGATGGAGCGCGCGACGCCGGGCTCGGACGAAGAGTGAAGTCGTACGAGGAGGAGATGCGCGCTATGCGGCGTCGCATCCGCCTTCTGAGGGCAGCGCTTCTCGCGCTCGCCCTCGTCTCCTCGGCCGGGCTCTACCTTCTGACTCGTTGAACCCTCAACCTCGTAGCGTGCCGGGCGGTGAACTGTGGAGACTCCTCGTGACGAAGTGATGCTGGCACACCCGGTTCTCGATGAACTCGCGACTAACCTCAGCCGCGAGTACATCGGGATGCTCGGTCGAATGAACGAGGCCATCGCCTCGGTCCTCGGTCGGGCACACGGCATCACCAAGTCCGAGGGGCTCTACGTCATCCCCGGTGGGCTCAGCGAAGACTTCGCCAAGGCGGCGAAGGCCCCGGGCGCGAAGAAGCCGAAGACGGCCAAGGACATCGAGGCCGACAAGAAGCGCCGCGAAGCAGGCATCAAGAACCCCGGCATCCGTGGTGGCAAGTGGTGGCGCGACAAGAACGGTCACGTTCGCTACGGCACGAAGCCGACTGACGACGACAACGAGCGCGAGTGGGAACCCCTCGACGAGGAGGAGACCAAGAAGCTCCACGAGAACATCAATGTCGTCTACAACTACCACTCGTCCATCCGCTCCGAGGTGCAGGCAGCGATGACGTCGAAGGGCTACGACACCGACATGGTGATGGCCCTCTTCCGTGACGCGAGCACGGCAGGCCTCGACATCAAGGACTACTGGAAGGACCTCTGCGAGGAAGCGGGCATCGACGAGAAGGAGGGCGAAGAAGCCCTCGCTCAGATGTTCGAGGCCTACCACGGCCTCCTCGAAGACCCGAAGTTCCGGCAGAAGGCGCGGCAGGCGGTGCAGAAGCGCCAGCTTCAGGAGCAGCACGCGCACGCGCAGATTCGCCGCAGCGAGAAGTACAGCGACGGGAAGACGGACCAGATCCTCACCGGCAACGTGAAGGACGAAGCGATTCGTCTCCTTGCGCTCATGTCGGACATGGAACTCCTCCACATCCCGCACAACGCGCGCGAGGCGGGCGAGACGTTCGTCCAGCGCAAGGACGCGAAGCGGGCGGTGGGTAACATCGTTCCGAACAAGGAGCGCCTCCAAGCGCTCTACTCGCGTCTCGACGACACGAACGGCACTCAGGCGCTCGCCATCTACGTCGCCCAGATGTTCCGCGACATGCGCGAAGGCGGCATCGCTTTCCAGCCGGGCGGCGACGTCGGAAACGAGACGGACGGCTACTTCAAAGATGGTGACAAGTTCAAAGACCTCGCGCTCAACGACGAAGGCAAGTCCGACGTCGAACGCGCGAACAAGTCACTCAACGTGCAGCTCCTGCACTCGGTGTTCGGCGCAGACGAGTTCGACGACGAGGCGGCGAAGAAGGGGTTCGCCCGCACGCGCGAGTTGGCGAGCGAGATCTACAACTACGTTCGCTCCTTCAACGACGACTCCGGTGGTGCCGAACTCGGTCTCATCCTCACGCAGTCCATCGCGCCCGACTCACTCTTCAAGGACGACAACGCGATCAAGCGGCTGGCCGAAAAGGTCGCCGCCCAGAAGGCGCTCATCGAGTCCTCGCTGGCCGCGCAAGAAGACACGAGCTTCGCTACCCCAAAGGGTATCGCGGACGGCTTCAAGGCGCAGGGCCAAGGTCACGACCTGTTCCCGTACCAGCGTCAGGCCCTGAGCTGGATGACGAAAATCAAACGCGGCATCCTCGCGTACGACACGGGCATGGGGAAGACGCCCATGTCCATCTCGATGATCGCCCACCTTCAGGAGTTGGCTAAGCAAGGGAAGATCGGAAAGGGCGACGCACGCGGCATCATGGTGATGCCGCTCGGCCTCACGAAGCAGTGGCCCGGGGAGATCCGCAAGTTCTTCCCCGACGCCAAGGTCGTTACCATCGGCGACGACGTCAAGAGCGCAGAGGACCGCGTGAAGGTCCTCGAAGCCATCCAGAACGGCGACCTCGAAGCCGACTTCGTCATCCTCTCCTCGTCAGTGGTCAATTTCCACGAGGACACGCGTGCGTCGTTCAAGGGCTCGGAGATCTTCGAGGAGAACGACAAGGGCGAGGTCGTCAAGAAGAAGGGCGTCACGGACGACGAGTTCGTCACGGCGCTCCGCGACCACGCCTCCGGCGACAAGCTCTGCACGGCGCTCCGGCAGCTCAAGGGGTGCGTCTTCTTCGACGAGGCCCACCACGAGCAACAGGGCCTGAAGACGGCGGCGAATACGCACAACGCCGCTGCGCGTGAGTTCCTCAAGGACCGTGAGCACTCATTCCTCCTCACCGCGACGCCGATGCCGAACGGCAAGCCAGAGGAACTCTTCGAGTTGATGGACCTCATCAACCCGGGCTCCGCTGGCCCGGACGTGAAGAAGTTCGAGAACAAGATGATGGTCGACGAGGTCGGCATCAACGAGGAGGGTGCCGAAGAGGTCACCTCCGTCGCTGACTGGGGTCGTGTCGCGAAGGACGTTCAGCCGTACGTGTTCCGCAAGAACAAGCTCGACCCGGACGTCGTCGAGGCTAACAAGAAGGCTGTTCAGGTTCTGCCGAGGCTCATCGGCGACGAGGGCGAAGAGGGCGGCGCGACGCACGGCCTCGTGGCCCCGCCTTCGTTCGCTCGCCTCTTCGAGTTGGCTGGTGACATCAAGCCGCACGACTACGACGCTCGCCAAGCCAAGCTCCCCGAGAAGGAGCGTCAACCGTTCGTCCCGGCCTCGGAGATCGAGAAGGGCGGCCACTTCAAGGTCATGCATCAGCAGCAGATGCTCTCCGTCTCACCGCGCCTCGTGCTCGGCGACGACCCGGCCGAGTGGAAGAAGCACGGCTACGACGGCGCGCAGCCGAAGCTGGAACACCTCGCGGAGTTGGTGAAGGCGCACTTCAACGTGCCCGGCAACCACGACAAGCCGATGGTCGTCTTCAGCCAGTGGCCGGGGTCCTTCAAGTACGCGAAGGAGGAGTTGCTTAAGCACAACATCGACCCGTCGCTCATTGGCGAGATCCACGGTGGCGTCGACGTCAACGACCGCGCGGCGATGCAGGACGCAGTCAACGCCGGGAAGATCAAGGTGCTCTTCGTCGGGACGCAGGCCGGTGGTGCCGGTCTGAACCTCCAGAAGAAGTCGAACAAGATGGTCTTCCTCGACCAGCCGTTCATGATCGGCCACAAGCAGCAGGCCCTCGGGCGAGTGTGGCGCACCGGTCAGAAGAACGACGTCGAGGTGATTAACATGTACCTCAAGGGGACCTTCGACCAGAAGAAGATCGCTGGCCTCGGGAAGAAGGTCGGCACGGACGTCGCGATGTCGTCGGCCTACGACGAGACGTTGATGAGTGCCCGCATGCAGCAGCAGATGGCAGCGGTCCTCGGCGGCGACGAGGGCATCGCGGCGGCTCAGATCGAGAAGACGCCGGACTCCGTTCTCCAAGAGCGCATCCGGTCGAAGGGTCTTCAGGGTCTCGTTACGCCAAAAGACCTCCGCTTCGTCGCCGGTCAGCCGAAGTTCAACCTCAAGGAGTTCTCGAAGACGGTCGAGTACAAGGAGTACCTCGACTTCCGGCAGGAGTCCCTCAAGACGAAGCGCATGCTCTTGGGCGTGAAGAAGAAGAACGGCGAGGTCACTCCAGAGGAGTACCGCACCGCGCTCAGCCGCGTAGACAAGGAAGAGCGCGACTGGGTTCGCCAGAACCGCAACCTCGGCCGTACGATGGTGCCGTCACCGGACATGGAGCCGACGCAGCCAGAGCCGACGTACGTGCTCTCGCCGAACTCGACGAAGGTCCCGACGTCGAAGCTCAGCCCCACGGCGCAGGCTGTGCTCGCTGCCGTCAAGAAGACGAAGGGCGGCCTCACGCTCACGGACTTCATCGACGACCATCTCAAGGCGGGCGTCGACGCGGAGGTCAAGCGTAACGCGAAGGGCGAAGTCGAAGACCACACCGCGCACCTCGCGTCAGCCCAGAAGTGGTGGGACAACCGCGACGACGTCGAGAAGGTCGTCAAGGAAGGCCTCAAGGAACTCGACAAGCTCGGCATCATCAGCACGGGCGGCTCGACGCACACGCCGAAGGCTTCGGAGACGCCGCTCCCGCAACAGAAGAAGCCGGAGCCGACCAAGGCCGCTCCCGCGAAGGGCGGCAAGGCGAAGGCCGCCCCGGAGCCTGAGCACCCGGAGGTGAAGGCCCCGTCGGTTAACTACATGGGCGGCTGGGCCTACAAGCTGAAGGGCCCGCACACGGAGACGAAGGAGTACAAGAAGCACGAGGTCGACATGGGCGGCGGAGTCGTGCTTCCGCTCAAGGCCATCGTCGAAGTCGTGCGCTCGGCGCGGAAGAAGCCTGCCTCGATGTCTGACTGGTCTGACCTCTTCGAGGAAGCGCTCGATAAGCGGCCGACTGATGCTATGGTGAAGCGGTTCATCAAGACGCTTCACGACTTCGAGTTGGTGTGACCCATGCGCGCGAAACCTCATCTCCGTCTCAAGAAGGTCGGGGCTCGTCTCCTCCCCGACTACTACTCCCCCGAGACCGTGCTCCCGGGCATCCGCGACGAGGCGACGCTGCGGCACGCCCTCGACCGCTTCGCGAACCCGTTCATCAAGCTCCACACGGCCGACAACACCCAGTCCCGCCGTCACCACGTCGAGAAGGTGCGGCCCGCGCTTCGGTGGTACTGCAAGAAGTTCGGCGTCGACGAACCCGAGTGGCTCAAGGGCAACGCGCACTACGACGAGCTTCCTCCAGAGGAGCACGAGTCGCTCTTCGGAAAGAACCCGTTGAAGACGCGCGAGTTCGAGGAGTGGAAGACCGAGCCCGCTGACCCGGAGGCTGGCTAACATGCAGGCGCTCAGCGACCGGCAGTTGAAGGAGGTCTCGCGCATCATCGACGACCACCACAGCGCGTTCCTCGTTCAGATCGGCCTCGGTGACACGCTCCCGGAGGAGCAAGTCGCCCGCCTCATCAAGTCCGGCCTCGTCACCAAGGCGCAGGTGAAGCGCGGCCTCGTCGAAGGCGCGTTCCTCTTCGGCTTCCTCGCCGACTCGATGGAGGAATTGAAGCTGAAGGACATGTCGTACGCGGACTTCAAGCACTTCATCACGCAGAAGTCGGTGCCGCTTTCCGCCGAGGAGACGATGGCGCTCAAGCACATCAAGCGCTCCGTCACGACGCACCTCAAGGGCCTCGGCGGTCGCATCGACCAGTCGACGCAGGAGGTCCTCGTCGACGCAGACCAAGACCTCCGCCGTCGACTCGCGGCGGTCGTCAAACGTGAACTCGTGCAGGGCATCGAGAAGCGGAAGAGCCTCAACGAGGTCGTCGGCGCACTCCGCAAGGCGACGAACGACCACGCCCACAACTGGCACCGCATCGTCGTCACCGAAATCAACAACGCCTTCCAAGAAGGCAAGCTCGCTACCATCCAGAAGTCGAACAAGGGGCGAGACCCGTGGGTCTTCAAGCGCGTGCGCAAGAGCGCGTGCGAGGAGTGCAAGAGCGCCTACCTCACGAAGAGCGGCGCTCCGCGCGTCTTCAAGCTCAGCGAGCTTCTCGCCACCGGGACCAACGTGAACCGCGTGCGTGCTGACCGCCAGCCCACGGTGAAGAGTCACCACCCGTGGTGCCAGTGCGAGCTTCAGGAGATGCCGCCCGGGTTCAAGTTCGACCGGTCAGGCAAGCTGGTGTACGAAGGCCTCGGTTCGTAGCAGTCCACCGCAACACCCAACCCACGGAGCAACACCATGCCGAACGCCACTCTCGTCGTTCAGGGCCTCGACAGCCCTGAGATCCTCGGTCGCACTCGCGAAATCTCCTCGTCGGACAACCTCAAGGCGGGCGGCCTCCTCCCGCAGCTCGTGAACCTCGGTGCCGCCGCAGCCTCCGCGACCACGGGCGTGCTCGCGTCGCTCGCAGGCAACTCGGCAGGCAACGCGTTCACCGTCACCGCCGCTCCTGCACAGCCGCGCAACATCGCGGTCGCCTTCGCCGCGTCGTGGGACGGTGGCAACGTCGTCATCACCGGCACGAACCAGTTCGATGAGCCGGTGACGGAGACCATCGTCGCGGTCGCGGCCTCGACGGTCGTCGGCAACGTCGCGTTCAAGACCATCACCTCGGCCGTGAAGACGGCGGTCGGCGCGAACGCGGCGGCGGCCACGGCTGGCCCCGGCTCGAAGCTCGGCATCGCTCGCAACCTCGCAGCGGCGGTCGGCATTCTCTCCGTCACGGGCGTTCCGGAAGCGGCGACGTTCAACACCCAGTTCAACACCGTGCTCCCGGGCACGAACCTCCCGAACGGCACGCGTACCTACCTCGCACTCGTCAACGTCTGATGACCAAGTTCGCCGAGACCGTCAACAGCGAGCAGCCGTCGAAAGTCTCCTCGATTCAAGAGGGGAAGTTCGACGCGCAGCTTGCTGTCTACGCGAACGGCGAGAAGGGCATCCTCAAGACGAGGCCCTTCGCGAACGACTTCTTCCGGGGCATCCCGAAGCAGGAGCTGCCTCGGAGGGAAGTCGCGACGTACCTCCTCGACGCACACGTGCTCGACTTCGGCGTGGTGCCGGAGACGGTGCTCACCAAGTACAAGGGCCGCGAAGCCAGCGTGCAGAAGTGGGTCGTCACCGGCATGCAACCGCGTGACGTGGTGCCCGGGCTTTTCGACAAGAAGCAGAGCGACTGGAAGCAGAAGCTCGCCAAGTTCTTCTTCCGCTCGAACCTCGACGATCTTCAGAAGATCGTTCTCCTCGACCTCGTGGTTAACAACGTCGACCGGCACGGCCGGAACATCCTCGCCGACCCGACGCAGAAGAAGGTCTGGGCCATCGACAACGGGCTCTCCTTCGGCCGCTACTACAAGGGTTACCGGAGCGTCTTCCACAAGTACCTGTACTACGCACGTCTGCCCATGCCGGAGTGGGCCACCAAGAAGCTCGCGCGCATCAAGCGTGAGGATTTGGACGTGCTTCGCCCGCTGCTACCGGCCGCGTGCGTCGACGACACGTGGTTGCGCATTCAATTCGTCCTCGATCACAGCGACCGTCTTGCATACCGACGGATGGGTGCGCCCAAGCTCGGCACAGACAAGTTCCCCTCGTACGAAGAGTGGTTCCATCGGCAAGAGCGGGCGGTCTCCAAGGGCATCGCGCTCGTTCTTCAGTCCGACGTTGACGCTACCTCTCTTCGGGCGGTACAACTCCGACTGGAAGACCCCTCATGACCAAGCTCCTCAACGACGACTTCTTCACCATCTGGCAACCCGGAACGGTGGAGATTCTGAAGAGCCGCGAAGGCGACGGCGAGGAGTCGCGTCGCATCGGTGGTTACTGTTCGACAGAGCACCTCGATCGCCAGTCCGAAGTGGTCCTCCAGAAGGGCCTCGACTTCAGCGAGTTCGTGCAGCACGGCTTCTTCAACGACAACCACAACCAGTCGACCTCCGCCGTCGTGGGCGTCCCCGATGCCGCCGAGTTCCACAAGGGCAAGGGCTGGTACACGACCGGCCACATGCTCAAGGGCTTCTCCCGCGTCGACGACATCTGGAACCTCGCCAAGAGCCTCGAAGGCACCAAGCGTCGCCTCGGCTTCAGCATCGAAGGCAAGGTCATCGAGCGTCGCGGCAACCACATCGTGAAGGCGAAGATCCGCAACGTCGCGGTCACCAACAGCCCGGTGAACCCGAATTGCACGTGGGAGGTCCTCGCGAAGTCGTTCGATGGCGAGACCGTCGAACGCGCGCTCTCCGCAGGCAGCGCCATCACCCCGACGACGGGTGGCCGCGTGATGGTGCCGCAGGACCTCGAACACGACGAAGTCAAGGCAGTCTGGCAGTGCAAGGGCTGCAAGAAGGCGTTTCGCTCTGAGGGCGGCTACACGGCCCACATGGAGCGCACGCACGAGCAGCCAACCGAGAAGTCGCTGCGGGTCGTTCGGAAGTCCGACGGTCTGCGGGAAGCGGAGGCTGTTCGCATCCTCCGCGAGTTGCGCCCCCACTACTCCGAAGCGGCGTGCAGGCGCATCTTCGGATTCGCTGTCAAAGGAGCCTAAGCACATGCCCGGAGCTATCTTCACGCACAACAACGTCATCGCGCTCGGTCAGGAGACCTTCACGGGCTCCAAGACCGGCATCAAGATCGACGGCCTCAACGACCGCATCCTGTTCGTCAAGGCGTCGTTCACCGACGTCGACACGGGCGGCGAAGCGGCAGCCTCGCTCGCGCTCACCGAGGTCATCGCGGCCGATGGCAAGTCGTTTTCGATCTACGCGTGGGACGCGGCTGGCGCTGCCGCTGGCGTCTCCCGCCGAGTGCAGTATTTCGCAGTCATTCAGTGAACAACGCAGAAGGGAGGTGAGTGCACATGAACAAGATCACGAAGAAGAGCATCAAGCAGAACACTCAGGTTTCCGAGGACGAGCTTTTCAAGGCACTCGGCGTGCTCGAAGGTGAAGCAGCCGAGACCGACGAAGAGGAGTTCGAGAAGGCGGACGCCGAGGAGTCGGACGAGTCGGACGAGTCGGAAGAAGACTCGGACGAGCCGGTCGGCAAGGCGCACACGGCGGGAACGCCGGGCATGCCTGACGACACGGACGAGGCCAACGGTGGCCTCGCGGATGAGGGCGATCTGGACGGCGACCTCAACGTCAACGCCGACGAGAAGGACCCCACCGGGGCGTCGATGAAGTCGCTGGTTCAGGACTCGGGCACGCTCAACAAGGCCTTCGAGGTGTCGGAGTTCCTCGAAGAGCTGACGGGCATCGTCGCCCAGTCGGTGGACGGTCTCGCGAAGTCGAACGCAGAGTTCGCCAACGAGCAGCGGGCCTTCAACGCCCGCATCCAGAAGGCCATCGTCGCGATGGGCAACATGGTTCTGAACCTCCGGAAGTCGGTGGACGGAATCGACGAAGCGCCCGTCTCGATGCAGCCCCGGTCGGTCCTCCGCAAGTCGGAAGCGGTGGAGCGGTTCGAGCAGTCCGCAGACGCCCCTCGCTACAGCCGGGCGCAGACTCTCGACGCACTCTCCTCGCTCGTCGAGAAGGGTGGCTTCCAGCCGTACGTCGTGAGCGCCTACGAGTCGACGGGGTACATCGATCCGCAGATGCACACGCAGCTTTCGGCTGAGCTGAAGTCGCTGTTCGGAAGCTGAGCCGTCGGAGGGAGACGCTAACCACGTCTCCCTCCTTCGCTTCTCTGTCGTCGTTTCACTGCTTCACCTGCCTCAGAAGTTCAAACCAGTAACATCAAACCAACCTCGTAGTTCCAACACGCAAGGACACAACACATGAGCGGCAACATGGTCAGTCTGCGTGACTACGAAGGGATTCAGGGCTTCGGGATGTCCTCGGCGCAAGACGTCGAGAACCTCAACAAGGCCCTGAGCGCTGGCACCCAGAACCCTCCTACCTCGGGCGGTAACGTCCTTCGGGTGGAGTCTCTGGAGGCCACCCTTCGTGTCGTCACGACCACCCTCGGTCACATTCAGTTCTGGAAGATGGTTCCGAAGCTCCCGGCCTTCAGCACGGTCGAAGAGTACAACCGTCTGACGGACTACGGCGCGGAGGCGGGAGCCTTCACGAACGAAGGTGACCTCCCCGAGACGCAGGATAGCACCTACGAGCGCAAGACGGCTCTGGTGAAGTTCCTCGGCACCACGCGTGAAGTCACGCACCCGATGACGCTCGTGCGCCCGGCGCACGGCAACGCCATCGGTCTGGAGACGCAGAACGGCGCGATCTGGCTCGTTCAGCAGCTCGAACGTGCTCTGCACTTCGGTCGCTCGGACATGATCTCGCAGGAGTTCGACGGCCTCGCGAAGCAGATCATGGACGGCTGCTCGGTCGCGAACCCGAACACCGACCTGTACACCGCGACGGACATCCTCCAGTCGGCGGCGAACACGGTCATCATCGACAAGCGCGGCGAGAAGATCCTCGAAAACGATCTGGAGACTGCGACGAACTACATCGTCCAGAACTACGGCGTGCCGACGGACCTGATGCTCGCTCCGCAGGCCCAGTCCGACATCAGCAAGCAGTTCTACCCGCGTGAGCGGCTGAACCTGCCGTTCCCGGTCGAGGGCAAGGTCGGTCTCGCCATCAAGGCGTTCGAGTCGAACGCTGGCGCGATCAACTTCAAGCCGAACATCTTCCTCCGCTCGGGTGCTTCGCGCGGTGGCGTCGGCGGCATCAAGACCATCCCGCTGGTGGCGACCTCGTCGAAGGCCCCCAACGCTCCGACCATCGCGGCCGGTGCTCCGGGCGCTGACACAGCGTCGATGTTCAAGGCGGGTGGCGCGGAAATCGGCGTGCACCAGTATTACGCCACGGCCGTCAACCGCTTCGGCGAGTCGGCTCCCTCGGCGGTCGCTTCCCCGACCCTCGCGGCTGGCCAGTCGGTCGCGATGACCATCACCGACGGTGGTGGTGCGAACGCGGCGACCGCGTACCGCATCTACCGCACGAACAACGGCGGTGACGCGGCGGCGACGGCGAAGATCATGACGATGGTGGCGCGTGCCGGTGGCGGAGCCGTCTACACGGACCGCAACTGGTTCATCCCGGCCACGTCGCAGGCGTTCATGGTGCAGAACAACCTCCAGAACTACGCCGTGCGCCAGCTCGCCCCGATGATGAAGATCCCCCTCGCGACGGTGGCTGCCAGCATCCGCTGGATGCAGCTCATCTACCTCACGTACATCCTGTACACCCCGAGGAAGAACGTCCTCTTCATCAACGTCGCTGACTCCTGACGAGCACAGCGAGATGACGTAGCTTGACGGGGTGGTGGCTGAGAGGTCGCCACCCCGTCGTAGTTTGCAGTCTCACCCTCACCAACAAGGTTAGTGTCCATGCGCATCAAGCACGTTTCCCTGAAGAGCTTCACCTCGTCCACGTCGGTCGGCGTCGTCACCTTCGACGCGGAGGGTTGCGCCGACGTCACCGAGGAGCAGGGCAAGTTCCTCTGCCAGCCCGGCCTCGGCTTCAAGAGCCTCGAACCCGCCCCCGAGCCCGTCGTCGAGACGACCACCAACAGCATCAACATGGGCGAGTTCATCCCCGCCACCGGGTCTGTCGAGACTGCCCCGGAAGTCGACGAGGAGGCCCCGGAGGAAGAGCCCGCGCCCACGCCGCCCGCCACGCCGAACGCGAAGGCCGCTGCCAAGCCCGCCCCCAAGAAGCGCCGCTAACCTTCATCCGAGGAGACGTCCATGCCGTCCGTGCCGCAGGTGGTTTCAGGGCTCAAGGTGGAAGAGGCTGTTTCACAGCTTTCACCGGACATGCTCCAGAAGAACTACCTGTCCGGCTTGGACTTCGTGGACAAGGAGGGGGGCCCGATCCCATCGAGCTTCTACACGCACCACATCAGCACGGCAGCCGCGACCATCGAGCGCATCACGAAGGTTAACATCCTTCGTCGAGTCATCACCGACGAGCGCCACGACTACCACGTCAGCGACTACCAACTCTTCGCGTTCCTCCAGTTGTTCGAGTACCCGGTCATCTCGGTCGAGTCCGTCTCGGCCGTGTACCCGACCGGGCAGACCATCTTCGAGTTCCCCCTCGAATGGGTGCGGCTAACCAAGGAGCACGGGCAGATTCAACTCGTGCCGACGCAGGGCACCCTCTCGCAGGTGATTCTCGGGCGTGGCGGTTCGTACCTCCCGCTCATGTTCGCGGGCATGGGCTACCTCCCGCAGCTCTTCCGCATCTCGTACACGGCGGGGTTCGAGGACGGGAAGATCCCGATGGACCTCGTGGACGCGGTCTCCAAGCTCGCGGCCATCAACGTGCTCTCGCAGATGGGCCAGACCATCTTCCCGCCCGGGGTGACGAGCGTTTCGTCGGGTATCGACGGCCTCTCGCAGAGCGTCGGCATCATGAACAACGGCCAGCTTCCGCCCGTGTTCTCCGGCCTCATCTCGTCGTACCGCACCGAACTCTGGGGCGACGGTCGCAGCATGACGGGCCTCCTCAAGGACATCTCCGACCACTACCGTGGCTTGATGATGCGGGTGGTCTGAGTGCCTCTCGCCACCAACGACTGGCAGTCCTTCGGCGCGCAACTCGACCCGAAGCTCATCCTCCAGCAGGTGGAGACGATGGGCTACAACGTCCTGTGGAAGCGCGCGCTCGTGTGCCCCAACCGCATGGTGGAGCGCACGCACCACGACCTCAACTGCACCGTCTGCGACGGCACCGGCTTCCTCTACGACACGGGCACCGAGACGAAGATGCTCGTGTCGAGTGTCTCGCTCCGGCAGGCGTACCAGTCACAGGGGCGCATCGACCTCGGCACCGCGATGCTCACCGCGAAGCCGGAGGTCGCGCTCTCGTGGTGGGACAAGGTCACGCTCCGGGAGACGACCATCAGCTTCACCGAGGTGGTGCAGCACACGCCCGGGACGCCCGACAAGCTCAAGTACCCCATCATCGACACCGAGGAGAAGCGCGGCGTGTGGCGTCTCGTGCGTAACGACGGCACGCAGTACACCCTCGACACCGACTTCAGCATCGACGCCAACGGGCTCCTCGTCTGGGCGACCGAGCCGGGAGCCTGCTTCTTCGCGCTCGGCTACTTCATCCGGCCGACGTACATCGTGCTCGATGTTAACCACCACGCCCGCACGCTCCCGGCCTTCGGCCCGCGCGGCATCGCGCAGAACGTGAACCCCAGCGGCACGAACCAACGCACCATCGAGTTCCCCGTGATGGCGCTCGGCAAGTTCGACTTCCTCGTCGGCACCGAGGAGAGCAAGACGTGATTCGCGTCAAGATCTCCGTCCCCAAGGGGCTCAGGCTGAAGGTGCAGCAGTCGATGAAGCGGGCGCTCACCGCGCTCGCCATGGTCGCGCACGACCGTGTCACCACGCTCGCGCAGGAGCGCCTCACCTCCTCAGCGCAGGACTTCATCCACGCGGTGAGTACGCCGGTCGTGAACGACCGCTCCTTCACCATCAAGCTCAACACGCGCCTCGCGGCGATGCAGGAGCAGGGCCGCAAGCCGTTCGACATGAAGGTGATGCTCAAGGGGCGCAAGTTCGTCGACGTCCCGTTCCGTCACGGCGTCCCGGGAAGCACCGCGCTCCGGCCCATGTCGAAGCCCGACTACGCGGTCATGCGTGCAGCAGCGAAGGCGCAGGGCGGCGGCTCCATCGTGCGGGGGCCCAAGCGCATGCCCTCGGGCATCGGCTCCTCGCACACGGGCTACACGCACGCTGCGTCTCGCACCGGCTCGATGCTCCGTCTCACGAAGACGTACCGAGGCAGCAGTTCCTCGACGAGCTACATGACGTTCCGCCGCATGAGCGCGCGGTCGAACCCGGCGAGCTGGATTCACCCGGGCTTCAAGCCGCTCGGCATCTTCACGACAGTGTCCAAGGAGATGAAGAAGCTCGCTCCGAAGGTCATCGCTGACTACGTACGCAAAGGGGTGACGTGATGCTGGCCATGCCGGAGCTTCAGATCCGCGACGTCCTCCGCACCGGTCTCTCAACCATCAGCACGCGTCTCGACGTGCTCGACGACATCTTCGCTAACCACCCCGAGGAAATGCGCGCCGAGGCGCGGAAGTTCTTCACGGAGAACTCGGTCGAGGTCGTCCTCAACTGGCCGCGCGAGAGCATGAAGTCCCCCACCATCGCCATCGTGAACGCGTCGGACAGCGAAGCGGTGGGCAACGACTTGCTCGGAGACGTCCTTGAGGAACTCGAAGTCTCCAACACCGACCCCAACCTCACCGAGTACCGAGGCATCGCGCTCAACGGGACCTACCAGCTCCTCGTGCTCACCAGCGACCCTCGCCTCACGCTGTACCTCTCGTACATCGTGTTCACCCTACTCGTGCTCAACACCGACAACCTTCAGCGTGGCGGACTGCACAACATCGTCCTCGGCGGCGCGGACCTCCGGTTCGAGGAGGGGCTCCTTCCGGAGTGGTCGAACTCGCGAATGGTCACGTTGACCTGTATGCACTATCATGCTGTGCCAGTGACCGAGCGGTTGCTGACTCTGTTGACTGTGGACGTGCGGCTGTCCCTCACCTTTCCCGTGGAGTGAACCATGACGAAGCGAACCATCGACATCGAGCCCCTGCCTGTGCCGCTTCCCGAGCCGCTTCCCGTCGTCGGGATGACGAAGGTGCTGCTCGATGGCACGCAGGTGAACGCTTCGATCGCGACCTCGCCCGTTGCGCCGAGCGGTGACGGCCCGCTCACCTTCGACATGTACATGACCGTTCGCAACGTCCCGGCGCAGCGCCGGGCCGGGATGCGAGCCTTCACCACCCTTCAGTCGGCGACGTTGGCTGACTGGAACCGAATCTTCCGCAGCTACTGACCAAGGCCATGCTTCTTCCTCTTGTTGCGATTCTGCTGAGTCACAGTGGCCCACCGACAGTTTGCCGGTGTGTAACCACGGTCGTTGTCGATACGATCGAGGCTGTGGCGCGTAGAGGGGCGGCGGCCCACGTCGGAGAGGAACGACTCGAAGCTCGCTTCCCACTGTTTGCACACCTTGATTCCGCGACCGCCGTAGTTGGGGAAAGCCGCGTGTCTCGGGTTCGCGCAGCGGCTTTTCATGGCAGCCCACGCCTTGTACTCCGCCGAAGTCCTGCCGCCTGTCGCGTCACCGTGGCGAAGCGCATGCTCGTTGCCTCGGTGAGTTTCAGCCGACACCTCTCTCGACAGGCAACCGCAGGAGGCGGAAGCTCCGGAGAGAAGTCCGTTTTGTGGAACGTCCCTAGCCGTGCCGCAGTCGCAGACGCACCACCATCGACTTTGTTGCCCGCCTTCTCCGGTGAAAGTCCGCCGCTGCGCCGTCCACCTGCCAAACTTCTGACCGGTGAGGTCCTTTCGTCTGGGTCCTCTTGCCATGCCCTCACCGTAAACCAAAAAGAGGAATCGAGGCTACAAGAATGACTCAGCGCGTGCTCTTCAACGGTGCAGTGCTCGTGAAGCCGGGAGGGGCTTCGCGAGTGGATGCTTCGCTCTTCGGGAGCGCTGGCGTTCGTGGTGTCGGCGTGGTCGCGCTCATCGGTGAGGCCGATGGCGGCGAGCCGAACTCGGTGCAGATCTTCACCACGCCCGAGCTTGCCCGGAAGGCCTTCCGCTCCGGTCCACTCGCGCAGGCCGCGAACATCGCGTTCAAGCCCGCCAACGACGGCCGCATCCAAGGGGGCGCGGCGCAGATCGTGTGCGTGAAGACGAACCAGAGCACGCAGGCGTCGAAGACGCTTCAGGGCACCGGCACCGCGAGTGCGCAGGTCATCGCGGCGAACTCCGGACCGTACAATCTCGAACCGGCTCAGACGGTCGTGGTCTCGGTGAACGGCGGCGGCGACATCACGGCCACGTTCTCGGCGACGGCAGCGGTGCAGAACGCGGGCGGCGCGGGCCCGTACACGAACCTCGTGAACGGCGACGTGCTCTCGCTCATCACCGATTCGGGGAACGGCGGCCTCCAGCAGGACATCACCTTCGCTGGTCTCTCGACGAAGACGGCGGCGGAGGTCGCGGGCATCCTCAACCCGCTCGTGCGCGGCGGTTTCTTCAGCGACAACGCGGGCACGCTTCGCTTCACGTCGGACACGCGCGGCACGGCGGCGTCGGTGCAGATCGTCGGCGGCACGGCGAACGGCGCGACGAAGCTCAACTTCCCCACGGCGGTCGTCGCGGGCACGGGCAACGTCGCTCGCATCGACGCGGTCACGGCGATCGAAGCGGCTACCGTCATCGACCTCGCGGTTGCTGGCATCAGCGTGGCTGGTGACCCCGTCGTGCTCACCAACGACACCATCGGCTCGGGGACTCTTCAGGTGAAGAACACCTCGACGGCGCTCGCCTTCGGGTTCCCCACGACCGTCTTCACGGCCGTCGCCCCGGTGAACACGATGGTGCTCACCTCGAAGGACTACGGCGTTCACACGAACAAGCTCTCGATTCAGGTGAGCGACTCGGGTGGCGGCAAGGTCCTCGAAATCATCTTCGAGGACGGGCTCCGCCGAACGGTCGAGACGAGCGAGGTGCTCGGCTCCACCGCCGAGTTCACCATCCAGTACACCGGCAACGGTGCCACGGCGGTGATGACGGTGACGGCTACCCAAATCACCACGACGATTTCGGGTCAGACGGACGGCTCCGTGAGCCTCACCATCCCGTTCTCGACGTACACGACACTTCAGGAAGTCATCAACTACATCAACGCGCAGACTGGCTACGTCGCGGTCGCGGTGACGTCGAACCCGTACACGTTCGTCCCCTCGGACCTCGACTACGTTTCGGCGGTGAGCATTCGCCCGGCCGCCTACTCGGCGTTCGCGAAGCTCTTCCGCTGCATCGACTGGGTGAACAGCAACTCGATGTTCCTCACCGCCACGCGCTCGTCGGGTGGTCCGACGGCTCCGCTCGCGACGACCGGGAAGCAGCTCCTCTCGGGCGGCACGCGCGGCATCTCGACGAACACCAACTGGCAGGACGCGCTCGACGCGCTCGGCGTGGTGCGCGTGAACGAGGTGGTGCCGCTCATCTCGGAGAACCTCGCCAACCTCGGTCAGGGCTCCACGGCGACGTTCGCCACGGTGGCCGCGCAGGTCGACTCGCACGCGGCCTACTACTCGTCGACGGCCGGACGCAGCGAGCGTCAGGCCTACGTGGGCATGAAGGGGACGAAGTCGGCCATCCTCGCTCAGGCAGGCATCCTGAACTCGTTCAACACCTGCCTCTCGGCGCAGCGCCTCACGACGCTCGACGAGACGAACACGCTCCGAGAGCTTCCGGAGTGGTCGTTCGCGGTCGCTCAGGCAGGCATGCGGGCCGGTGCCGAACTCGGCGAGCCGCTCACGTTCAAGTTCCTCCGGGCGAATGCGCTCGCGCAGGACGCGTCGTGGAACCCGCAGGACGACGGCAAGGAACTCATCCTCGGCGGCGTGCTCATCGCGGAGCAGACTCCCAAGGGCTTCCGCATCGTCAAGGGCATCACCACGTACACGCGTGAGGACAACGACGCGTACACCGAGGAGTCGGTGGTGATGGGCTGGAAGAACGTGTCCTATGACCTCCGCACGCACCTCGAAGACCTCTTCACGGGTCGTCGCGTGTCGCCGTCGAACATCTCGGCGGTGAAGTCGCAGGCCGATTCGAAGCTCTCGCTGCTTCGCGCGGCCGGTCAGATCGTCGACTCGGTGTTCTCCGACGGTTCGCGTCTGTTGGCCTTCCGCGAGCTGGAGGTGTCGGCTGACCGGGACACCGTGACGTTGTCGGTGGTGGTGAGCCCGGTGAGCGGCATCAACTTCATCCTCAACAACATCTTCCTCGTCCCCGCGCAGATCTCTGCTTAACGAAGGGTCACCACCATGAGCCACAACACTTTCTCAGGCGCGCGGGCCATCTTCCGCATCGACGGCGTGAAGATCGCCTTCGCAGCCAACGTCGAAGGCGACGAAGAGACGCCGTTCGAGCCGGTCGACGTCCTCGACAACCTCGAAGTCGAAGAGCACGTGCCGACCGCCTACCGCGTGTCGTTCTCGTGCGGCATCTTCCGCACCATCCGAGGCACCGCAGGCGCGCGCGCTCCGAAGGAAGGAACCTTCGGCTCGGTCAAGGAGATGGGGCTCTTCCCGAAGGCCGGGCAGGACGTCCTCAACGTGCTCCGCGCCGGGACGCTCACGTGCACCATCGAGGACCGGCTCACCGGCAAGATCGTCATGCAGCTCGAAGAGTGCAAGATGACCTCGAACAACTTCAGCGTCACCGCTCGCGGCATCGTCTCGACGAACTGCCGCTGGGTCGCGAAGCGCATGAAAGACGAAAGCGAGACTGGGCCGTAGTGTACATTCACAGTTGACTCGACCCAAGTGTAAGGCTAGGGCCTCCCTTCCAACGAAGCGGAGGCTCTATGCGTTCAGTGGTTCCGAAGTGTGCATGCGGTTGCGGGCAGTCAGTCACGATGAGTCCGCGCAAGAAGGAGTGGAACAAGTGGGTGCGCAATCATCACCCGCAGAACCACGCCGAACGCGGCGACCCGTGGAACAAGGGCAACGTCGCTTGGCACCGTCACGTCTGCAAGGAGTGCGGCAAGAAGTTCAAGAACAGGAAGACCGACGCCGACTTCTGCACGCGGTCTTGCTACCACGCGTTCTACAGTGGAGAGCGCTCACCTCACTGGTCGGGCGGCGAACGCACAACGTACCGTGCCAAGCGTGTTCGAGGGAAGTTGCACCGAGAGCACCGGCTGGTGATGCGAGCCGTACTCGGTCGGCCGTTGAGGAAGTCTGAGATCGTCCACCACATCGACGGGAACGGACTCAACAACGCCGCCACGAACCTGCACCTCTTCCACTGTGAGTCCTGCCATCAGCACTTCCACAAAGCGGGGGCTTCGCTACAGTACGTTTATGTCGACGTGCACGCGTGAGCGCTTCGAGTGAGACGGGGTCGTAAGACTTCGTCGAACGTCGTGAGCCTCGCGGCGTTCCGTGAGCGCCGTGAAGAACAGACTGCGTCTGACGAACGGGAGGGGGCGCTGAGCTTCCTCCCGTTGCAGTTTGACGACTCACTCGTTCGACGAAGTGGCGATCTCGTTGAGGTTATCGTCAGCAGGACCGACGCCATCGGAGTCGTCTTCGATCGCGGCGATGCCGTAGCCCTTGCCAACGCCCTGCTGAAGGCGGCAAGGTGGAAGCCGAAGCGTGGAAAGAAAGCCCACCCGAGGGGCAATGTGGCTCGCGACCGTTCACCCCGTGGAGGTACCCCAGATGTCTGACCCGAAGCCCGCAGTCGCGGAGCCTGTGCTCCCGCCGTTCACCACCACCGTCGCCATCGAACACCGCACCGCTGAAGGCAAGATGCTCGCGGGCGACTTCACGTTCAAGCGGCTCACCATCGTCGAGGTCGGTCAAGTCGGAGCGATGATTGCTCGGCTCAACGGTGGCAACGCAGTCGACGGAACGACCGACGTGATTCACACGATGATGGCCGAACTCCGCTTCGGCATCGCCGACGCCCCGAAGTGGTGGGACCTCGACAAGCTCTACGAGGTCGAGATCCTGCGAAAGGTCTGGGAAGCCTTCATGGCCTACCAGAAGACCTTTCGCCCAGCTCAGAGCGAGTAACGGGCTCCTCCTCATCGCGAAGAGCACGGCCAAGTCCGACTGGCTCCGTCGGTGGTGGTGCAGGAAGTACAACCTCCCCCGAACGGACCCGCGCTACGGCGCGCACACCGAGGACGAGCTGCTCTTGGAGTTCTTCGAGGACCTCTGGGAGAAGGACCCGGCGAAGTGCCGCGAACTCATCGGCGGGCTCGAACCGGACCAGATCATCGTCACGGGCGACGAGGAGATCGATAACATCGAGCGACGCCTCGCAGCCGGTGAAGACCCGGACAAGGTGCTCGAAGGCTGGGGCGAAGGTCTCGGCGACATCGTGGACGCGGGCGTGCCGAAGGAAGACGTCGAGGAGTCCTACGAAGAGGTCATGGGCGGCGGTGCTCCGCTCTCGTGGTCTGACAAGGAGCCGTGATGGCGAACGACAACAAGGTCCAACTCGACGTCGAACTCGACATCGGGGACAGCACACTCCGCGACGCGCAGCGGAAGTTCGAGGACCTCGCGAAGAAGTACGAGGAGGCCTTCAAGAGCCGCCGCTCGGCGATGGCGAAGGGCGGACGGTTCTCCCCGGCCTTCCTCATCAGCGACGAGGAGCTCAAGCGGGCCGGGAGGAACGCCGAGGGGGCTCGCGACCACGTCCTCAAGCTCCAGTCGGAGTACGAGCAGCGGAGCAAGCCGTTCATCCAGCGAGCCGGTGGCCTCGTCCACCGCATGCTCTTCGGCGAGAACGTCGGCTCCGGGGAGGACGCGGACAAGGAACAGAGGAAGATCGCCGCCCGCATCGGGGTCTTCCAGCGGTCGCTCCACGGTACCCTCGCCCTCTCCGCCAACGTCTCCCGGGCGCTCGCACCCCTCCCGGGCGGCGGAGTGCTCCATACGGCCCTTGCCGGGGCCGCTGGGGGCTTTGCGCAGGGCCAGATCAACCCGAACACCGGTTTGCCTCAAGGAGGTCTCCTAGGGGCGGCTGGAGGCCTTCTCGGCGGTCTCAAGGGCATGGCCGCGAACGCGGGCATGGCTCTCCTCGCCCGGGGTGTAGGTGGAGCGGTTACAGGGGGTCGCCGGGACGAGAGCCTCATGTACTCGCTCTCGCGGTCGGCGGGCGGTGACACCGCGCTCGGCCGGGAGGGCTTGCGGCTCGCCCAGTCGCAGTCTGGGCTGAGCGACGAGGAGGCGGCCCAGACCGTCGGTGGCTCCTTCCGCGCGGGCGGTGGTGCGGGCTCGGCGAGGCAGGCGCTCCGGGCTCAAGTGACGGCCGGTCTTGGTGGCGAGTTCAACCAGCTCCTTGGCGGTCTCGCTCGCACCGGAAGCACGTCGGGCGGGGTGGACGCCTCGGCGAAGCGGCTCTGGGTCGACGTGCTTGCGACAGGCACCTCGCAGGGCCTCGCGAAGGGGCGCTTCGGTGAACTCATCCAAGGCGCGATGGGCATCGTCGGACGACAGGCGGCGGGCGTCGGCATCGGCGACCCGAGCGACATCTTCCGCATGTCGGCCTTCCTCGGGCAGAACTCGAAGTTCAGCGGTGCGGCGGGCTTCTCGACGATGGGCAAGCTCGACTCGTTCGCGAAGGGTGAGTCCTCGCCGATGGCGCGGGCGCTCTCGCTCGTGAACTCCGGCGTCGGCGACGTCGGCATGGCGGAGGCGATGCGCCGTAGTGAGCGCGGTCTCTTCGGTGACGGCGCGGGCGAAGATGCCATCTCACACGTTCGCAACATGGTCGGGCAGGTGAGCGGCATGGTGAGCGGAGACCGCGATCAAGCCTCGATGTTGCTTAGTCAGATTGGCGGCTTCGGCGCGAACGAAGCGACACAGCTCATCGACCTCGTGAACTCCGGACGCTTCGGTCAAAAGGAGTACGACGCGTTGAAAGGGGCCACCGTCAAGAAGGAGGAGCAAGCCTACGACGCGATGATTGCCGCTGCTGGCAACTGGAACTCCATCAACAAGACACTGCAACGCATCGAGACTGTGCTCGGCCAAATCTTCGGTCTCCTTGGTGGGTTCGAGGGCATCAAGATGGTCCTCGATGAGACGCTTTCACTGCTCAAAGGTCTTCGCACATTCATCGACACGCTCAGGACCGACGGTCTTGCGGCTGCCGTCGCGGGAACGCCGAAGTCTTCAAACCCCACGAAGGGTATTACCTACGGGACGGACGTCACATCCCAACATGCGGCGGCACTCGCTAAGTATCAGACTGACCTTGCGCCTCAGCTCGAAGCGGCACGCGCGGAGGCGGCTAAGGTCAAGGAGTCCAAGGGCGCAACCGAGGCGCTGAGTATTAAGAAGGACGAAGGTGGTCGCTTCCACTTCGTCCTTGAAATGAAGGACAGCCTCGGTCGTGTTGTCTGGGCGCAAGAAGTCCGAACGCGGGGACAGGCCAAGTCCGCCTCCTTCAAGGACGCGGTGGTTGAAGAGCTTATGGCCCCCGGGACGGTCTTCTAAATGACGACTCGCTACCAGAACAGCAGTTGCCGTCTCGTGTTTCACCAACACGAGGCCTACCCCGGAAGCACGCGCCGCACGAAGGTCGTCGAGTCCGCTCGGCAAGACGTCGTCTCGTGCACCGTGCAGAAGAGCCTCGGTCAGGCAGCGGGAGGGTTCCAGTTCACGCTCGTCCCACGGCAGGAGTACCTCCGCGCGCTCAGGCCCAACGACTGGGTGGAGATCTACCTCGACGGCATGTCACCGCCATCGGCGACACCGCTCATGGTCGGAAGCATCGACACCATCTCGCGCCGACGCGTGACGGACGGGAAGGGCGTGACGAAGGAAGTCATCTCCGTCTCAGGCCGCGACTACGGCAAGGTGCTTCTCAACATCGCGCTCATCGTCGACCCGCTGCTCGGCGCGCTCATCGACCAGACGTTGTTCGAGGCGCAGATCCTCCTCCGCAGAACGACGTTCGCCGAGCGCGGCAACCCGTTCGTCTCCCCCGGGGAAGCCGTGGCGAACCTCCTCAAGGCGTACCACGAGGGCCGCGTGCAGTGCCTCGCGCCGGGCTCGCTCCTCCTCGGCATGCCGGAGCGTGCGGCTCCGCTCATCCGGAGTCACCCGACCATGGCCGGGGCCGGCCCGGGTCTGCTGACTAACATCTACCCGACGCGTGGGCGTCTCTGCGTCACCGGGAACCCGAACCTCAGCGGCAACCTCTGGTCGACGCTCCAGTTCTACAGCAACAGCATGCTGAACGAGATGTGGGTCGACACCATCGACGGGCACCCGGTGCTCACGCTCGAAGAGCGCCCCTTCACGCACGAGGCCTTCGCTCACCTCCACGCGAGCGAAGTCGACTCCACCGAGGTCAACCAAGAGGACCTGCGCCGAAGCGACAGCGACACGCAGAACTGGATTCGTGTCTTCCCCGAGGCGGCGTGGCTCAACCACGAGAGCGTGGCCGTGCTCAACGTGGGCTACACGAACCCCAAGTCAGTGAACCGCTCCGGGTTCCGCAAGCTCGAACCGGTCACTAACTCATTCGCCGACTTCTCTCAGCCCATCGTTGACTCGAAGATGGGCGTGCCGCGCGGCATTCTGGAGTCGTACACGGCGCTGCTCACGGAGTGGTACGGCCAGAACGATGAACTCCTCGACGGCACGATGAGCATGCGCGTGCGTCCGGACATTCACGTTGGCACGCGACTCGACTACACGAACCGTCGCTCCGGCGAGCGCTTCAGCTTCTACGTCGAGGGCGTGACGCACTCGTACACGTACCCGGGCGGGGCCTCGACGTCGGTGAACCTCACGCGTGGCGTGGAGCGCGCCTCCGACGCGGTGTCGTTCCCGCTCCTCCGCAGCCTCGCTACGCTCAAGTCCGACAAGGTCGTGGCGCGCTTGAGCGAGCCGAAGCCGTTCCAGACCATAGAGCCGAAGCGCGACAGCATCTTGCAGTCCCCGCTGGAACTGAACCTCCCGGAGGGAGCATGAGCTTCAAGCAGAACGGACTCAGGCAGGCGAGCGTGACCCGCAACGACAACTTCGAGATGCCGTACCGGCTCGAAGGCGTCGTCGTCGGCATTCACTACCCTACTGACTCGACCAGCGTGTCGAAGTCGGACATCGAGTACGACGTCGACATCACATCGGCAACGAACCTCGGGCGGCTCTACAACGTCCCTCGCGTCGACCAGTCCGGTGGACTCGACGACGGCGACGACACCGTGCTCCGCGTGGCGAAGACGACGGTGGGTTCGGCACCGTTCGAGGCAGAGTCCACGCCGGGCAAGCCGCGAACGCCACTCGCGGAGACCGACGGTGACCGCGTGCTCGTGAGCTTCATCAACGGGAGCATCCAGCGGCCGGTCATCGACGGCGTGGTGCGCCACCGAAGCTCGCGTCGACAGTTCAAGGACGCGGAGGGGAAGGAGCTTCCGAAGGACGGCAAGCTCTTCCGACGCACTACGCATCGCGGGACGGAGACGGTCCTCGACGACAACGGGAACGTCATCATCACGCTGGGGAAGACGCCGGACATCAAGGGCAACCCGACGAACGAGGACAAGTTCGTTCGCATCAACGTCGGTGACTTCATCATCACCATCGACAACCAGACGTCCCCGACGACGGTGTCCTTCCGCGTCAAGGACGGCGGCACCGTGCTCTCCTTCACGCCCGACACCTTCGACATCGGTGGCCCTTCCGCGCAGCCGATGGCGCTCGGGCCGAAGGTGACGGCGTTCATCGACGAGATCCTCACGAAGCTCATCAGCCACACGCACATCGGCAACCTCGGCGCTCCTACACCACTCAACCCGGCCGACATCGTCGGGTTCTCCAACCTCAAGATCCGCGCGGTCGCGCCGGAGAGCAGCAACGAGATGCTCTCGAAGTGGGCCGCCGTCTCGGACACGCCCCCGTGATCAAGTTCACCTCGGCATGGAAGATCGCCACGGGCGACACCGAACTCACCCCGAGTCACCGGGAGCTTGGTGCGGCGATTGATAACATCATGCCGCTGATGCTCGCCGGGGCAGGTGGTGCCATCGGCCCGGCCGCGCTCCTCATCGCCCAAGGCATCGACGCGGAAGACGAGACGGGCAAGCTCTACCTCGGACGCGTCAGCCCCGCGAACCTCTTCATCCCACTCTTCGTTCCGGCCCTCTCGGCGGCGTGCCAACAACTCTCGACTCAGCTTCTCTCCGGGACCCCACCTGACCCGTCACTCGCGCTCGCCGCGTGGTCGGCTCAGCAGTCCATCGCCGGGAAGAACCCGAAGCTCGACCTCGCGATGGCTCTCTACCTCGGCACCATCATCATCGGTGGAGTCGGTGGCACCGAGGACGCGCCACCGCCGCCGAAGCTTCCAGCCGCACCGACGAGGGACCCCGACCTCACCACCGAGTTCACCTATGTCTCGCTCGGCTCGCTGCGCATTCGCATGACGTCGACGGTGCGGGGATCCGGGCTCGTCTACGCGTGGCGCATCCGTGACGCGTTCAACGTCGAACTCGGTGTGCTGACGGGCGGCCCCTCCGTCGAGTACACTGCCCCCGGTCCGGGGCTTCTGACGGTGGACCACACGGCGTGTAACGGTGGCGGCTTCATCACTGGCAGTCGTTCTGACGTCTCTCCGAGCTAACCAACATGCGCAAACCACTCCGCCCGCCCGAACCGAACAACGACTCCGACTACCTCTGGGAGACGGGGCAGGACGTCGTCGCTCGAAACTTCCTCGGCCACGAGAAGGCGCGCTACGGGTTCGTCCTGCGCACGGCGACGGGTGACAAGGAGTTCGTCTTCCCCATCAACCCGAAGTCCATCGAGCAGGACGAGGAGGGCGCGGTGAGCATCACGCCCACTCAGGGCGGCGGGAAGTACATCGAGAACCAAGGCAACATCTTCAAGGACATCACCATCGGAGGGACCACAGGCTTTCTCCCGGTGAAGAACTTCAAGCACCTCTCTTCCGAGGTGTTGCAGGCGCAGGCGGTGTCCAACCTCACTGGCGGCGCGGCTAACCTCGTCGAGAGCGCCTACGCTCGCGTCTCCGGGTACAACGCGTTCCTTCAGCTTCGTTCGCTCTTCCGCGAATACTGGCAACTTCACCGCCTCGCGAAGGTGGGCGAGCAGGCGGCCACGTTCTACTGGATCAACATGAAGGACAACGAGGTGTGGCTCGTCGAGCCCCTCACGTTCCGCATGTCGAGGGCGTCGAACAGCCCGATGACCTACAACTACACCATCCGTCTTCGCACCATCGCGAAGGGTGCGGCGGTGCTCCGTCCGGTGGACCACGTCACCGTTGGGAACTCTGCGCTCACCAACGCGCTCCGTGGTCTGGCGGCGGCACGCGATCGGTTGAACGACGCCAACACGCTCATCAGCGGCAAGCTCGACTTCTTCAACCAGTTCAGGGCGACGCGCTCTCTGTTGGTCAGCGTCATCGACACGGCCGGTGCGTTGTCGACGAACCTCTCCCGCATGGCGGCGGGGACGGCGGAGGTCCTCGACCTCCCCCGCTCTCTCATCACGTCGGCAACCGCTAACATCTCGCTCGTTCTCCAACAGATTCAGAACTCGGCGGACATGCTCTTCAGTGTGCCCGTCGACGCGATGGAGGGGCTCATCGGCGTGCGCCGGGAGATGGACTTCGTCCTCGCCCGCAACGATATCTTCGCGCAGAAGTGGCAGAGCCGCTGGGACGACGCCGTGGCCGACTTCTCGCCGACGCACGGACTCGATGGCGACTCCGACGCAACGACGCAAGCCGGTCGCAACCGCAACGCGCTGTCAGAAGCATCGCTCCTCCCCGGGGAGACCATCTTCAACTTCGCCGCGCGCACCACGGGTGACGCGACGCGTGCGCACGAAATCATCCTCCTCAACGGCCTGCGCTGGCCGTACTTCGCGCCATCCGCCGACGAGCGCATGCCCGGCACCCTCGCGCCGGGTGACGTCGTCATGGTGCCGACGGTTGCCGCGCAGGACTCGAACCCGAACCTTACGGGCAACGACGCCCCGCTCATCGGGCGAACCGACAAGGACGAGGTCTCGGGCGCGACCACGACGACGCTTCTCAGAAGCGGTCGCACGGAGTGGCGCATCAACCAGTGGGTCGGCTACACGGTGAAAATGCTCTCCGGCGCAGCGTCGGGCGAGTCGAGGCTCGTGGTGTCGAACACGGCTAACTCAATCACGGTGGGTGTGGCCTTCTCCGTCGCGCCTTCCTCGGGTGACCTCTTCACGGTCTTCTTCCTCCAGCCACGGCAGACGGGACGAGGCGGAATCGCCGCGTTGCTCGGCATCGACCTCCGCATCCGCAAGGACCCCGAGACGGGGCTCTACGACCTCGTGCGCAGCAGCACGGGCGACCTCGGCTTGCTCCGTGGCGAGGAGAACCTCAACCAAGCACTCGCCCTCAAGTTCGAGATGTCGGCGGGCGACCTCATCCTTCACCAGTGGTTCGGTCTCCTCCCGGTCTTCGGGCAACGCGGCTCGCCCGAGGCGCTCATCAAGCTCCGCCTGAACTTCGAGACGACGCTGCTGTCCGACTCACGCATCGAAGCGGTCGAGGAGTTGAACATCCGGCAGGACCGTGACACGTACCAGACCGTCTCCAAGCTTCGTGTGAAGGGCGGCCTCCGCTCCGAGTTCACCTCGCCTCTCCGATGAGAACCCCATGACCTTCCGCTTCCGCTCGCTGCCTGAGATTCTCGACTCGCAACTCGCCACGGTGAAGGCGAACTCGGAGATCGACGACACCAACCCGGGCTCGGTGACCCGCACGATTCTGGAGGCCTCCAGCCTTCAGGACGCCGATCAGAACATCCAAATCAGCCGCCTGAAGCAGGCGTTCTCCATCCGCAACGCGCGGGGAGAGGACCTCGACGAGCGCGGGGCCGACTACGACGAGGCGCGACTCACGCCCGCGCAGTCCACCGTGCTGGTGAAGTTCGGTGACTCCACCGTCTCCATCAAGACCGAGACGACCATGGGCGTGTCCGCGCTCATCGGCGCGACCTCGGTGACGTTGACGGACGGTTCCGCGTTCCCGAACACGGGTGCACTTGTCTTCGAGCGAGACACGCCCGGTCAGCGTGAGCTTCGGCCGTACACGTCGAAGGCCGGAAACGTCTTCACGCTCTCCTCGGCTCTCGTGCTTAACCACAACGCCGCGACACAAGTCCTGCTCTCGACGGCTGGCGCGGACCGCACCATTGGTGCCGGTCTCACGGTCTCCGTCCCAGAGACCGACGAGGTCGCGCAGCTTGACTTCCTCACGCAGAGCGTCGCGACGCTCTTGGACGGCGAGGTCTTCTCGAACGAGGTGACCGCCATCTCGACGAGTACGGGCGCGGTCTACAACGTCGGCACCGCGCGCATCTCACTCATCGGTGCGCCGCCCTTCCAGACGGCGACGGTCAGCAACGACGCCCCGGCCGTGGGTGGACGCGACGAAGAGACCGACGAGGAATACTTCCGTCGCCTCCAGCTCAAGCTCCAAGCGTTGTCGGCGGGGACGTGGAACGACATCCTCGTCGCCACGCTCGCCGTCTCGCTCGCGAGTGGGCAACGCGTGCAGACGGCACAGGTCGTCGAGGAGTTCAGCGACCCCGACGTCTCGGTGTACATCGACGACGGCACCGGCACCGTGACGACGACGTCGGCGAAGACGAGCCTCGAACTCCTCATCCACCGCGCAGAGACGGGTCAGCGCCGCGCACGTCTCACCGACTGGCCGGTGGTGAGCGGCTCGCTCTCGCTCAAGAAGAGCGACCTCCGAGGCGAGGTGGACTCGGTGACCCCGGGCGTCGGCAACGCGGTGTGCGTCGACACCGGAGCAGGCTTCACTCCCGGCGCGCTCGTCGGCCGCACCGTCATCGACGATAACCGCAACGCCTTCGTCATCACCGCAAACACCGCCAACGACTTCACGGTGACGGTGACGACGACGCTCCCGACTGTGGGTCCGTACGGTATCCTCGCGACCACGTTCCTCACGCTCGGCACCGACTACCTCTTCAACGAGACGTCAGGCGACGTGGAGTTGGTAGCGGGCCTCGTGCAGTACGACGTGCTCGCCGCCGTGCCGAACCCGACGAACGCGTACACCTACTACACGGGGCTCATCCGCGAAGTGCAGCGCGTGCTCAAGGGCGACCCGCTCGACCTCGACAACTACCCGGGCGAGGCCGCCGTCGGTGTGAAGCTGAAGGTGCGCGCGCCCACGCTTCAGAACGTCTCGTTCAACCTCATCGTGGTGAGCGGCTTCGGTGTCGTCGAGTCGTCGCTCTCCGCCGCGATTCGTGACGCCGTGCAGGGCTACGTGAACGGGCTCGGCATCGGTGACGACGTCATCCTCGCGGAGGTCGTCGCGGCGGTCATGTCGGTCCCGGGCGTCGTCGACGTCAAGGTCGGAACGCCTTCCTCGAACGTGACCGTGCTCGATGGTACGCTGCCGCGCACTCGCGCCTCTCTCATCACCATCTCGTAAAGGAACGACATGCCCTCCTCAGTACGCATGAACGGAAACGCCACGCCGAACGAGACCTACGCGGTCGGCGGCGTCGTGGCCTTGTCGAACTTCGACAACACGGGCGTCGTCTCGTGGGCGTGGACGCTCCTCTCCAAGCCCGCAGGCTCCACGGCAACGTTGGCGACCCCGACGGCCGCGACGTCCTCCTTCACGGCCGACAAGGAGGGCTCCTACCGCATCCGCCTCGTGACGAACGACGGGACGAGCCTCGCGGTCGCTCGCGTGAAGACGACGCACGTCAGCCTCATTCCGTTCGCCAAGGACGAGACGAGCGAGGGTGACGCGACCGAGGGTTGGGCGAAGGCGTGGCGCGAGAGCTACCAGCTCCTCGATCAGCGCATCGGCATCCCGGCGAACCGCCGCACCGTGCGCTACGTCGGCACCGCCGCATCGGGCCCGCTCGTCCTCACCGCCACGGGCGCGGTGGTGACACTCCCGAACGGTGACATCGTCCCGGCCGTCGATCGCGTGAGCGCTGGCGCAGGCTCGTCGGCGGTCTTCCTCTGGGATGGTGGCGCTCTCGCTACTAACCAAGACATCCGCGTCCTCGCGTGGGGCATGAGCGACCTGTTCACGAACCCCGACACGATGGTGGCGAACAGCCCCGTGTACCTCGGCACCACGGGTGTCCTCGTGAAGACGCTTCCGGCTGCCGACGCCGCTCAACTCGTCGGCTTCTGCCTCCTCGTGAACGGTGGGAACATCCGTGTCTGGTTCGAACCCATCCCGCGCCAAAACGCCTCGACGCTTCCGGGAGCCGTGGTCATCGACGCGGCCTCCACCAATGGTACTTCGCGTCAGGTCGCGATGGCGGATCACACTCATCGCCTCAACACTTCGGCGAGCGCCCCCGCCGCTGTGGACGGAGCCGCCGCAGCAGCCGGAACCTCCGGCAACGTCTCCCGTGCCGACCACAAGCACTCGGTGACCTCCGGTGTCGCGGCTACCATCGTCCCAGACTCGGCGAACTCGGCCGGTTCAGGCTCGGCGCTCGCACTGGCTAACCACATTCACCAGATCGTGACGTACCCGATTGCCCCACCTGCCGTCGCAGCGGCGGGAGCGGCGGGTGCTTCCGGCTCCGTGGCGCGAGGTGACCACACGCACGCGCATGGTGCTCAGGCTGGCGGCACCACGCATGCCGTCGCAACGGTGGCGGCTTCCGGCGAAGGCTTCATGGCCATCGCCGACAAGGACAAGCTCACCGAGATCTTCGACCTCAACCTCCTCCTCAACGGCGGCTTCAACTGGTGGCAGCGCGGCTCCACCTTCACGATGGGCGACACCCAGAGCGTCGCGGCCTATTACGACTCCACGCACACGCTCGGGCCGTACGGCGCGGACCGGTGGTACTTCCAAGCCGAGAAGACGGCTGCGGGCGCGCAGACGTGGTCGTCCATTCTCTCGTTCGCGGCGTCGGCCGCTCCGGCTTCATCCGGCAGTTGCATCCGCATCCGCAACAACACGCTGAACGCGAACACCATCCGCTACCAAGCGGTGCAGGAAGTGCGTACCGGGGACTTCAAGGGGAAGACGGTCTCCCTCTCGTTCCTCGCTCGCAAGGGCTCCACCACGCCGAACGGTTCGAACCTCGTCGTCGAGGTGTGGCAGAACACCGGCTCCTCGTCGCAGCGACTCCGCAACTTCTCTGGAGGCACGCTTCTTCAGACGCTCACCATCGCAGGCTCCACGCTGACGACGAGCTTCGTGAAGTACAACATGCTCGTCACCACCGCCGTCTCGGCAAGCGCGACTACGCTCGCCCTCGTCGTCGGCTACCAGCAAGCGGGCACGGGCCCCGGGGACTCGAACGACTACGTCGAGGTGACCGACGCCATCTTGGCGACGACGGGGAGTGGCACGGTGGGCCGCAACCCGACCTTCCGACAGATGGACATCTGGGCGGAACTCGACTTGCTGGAGAGCTTCTACCAGAAGAGTTGCCGCTTCGGGTACAGCCCGGTGACCGGTGGAATCGGTGGAGGCGGCGTCCCCGCTAACACAATCTTCAGCGTCAGTGCGCTCGGCTCCAACATCGCGGCGGTCCCATTCCGCAAGCGGATGCGCACGGTGACTCCGGCCGTTCAGGTCTGGTCGACGAGCGCGCTCAACCAACCCGGGAAGGTCTACGGGCTCGGCGGTGGCGCGGACAAGACGATCTCGGTCCTCACGGCCGACGGAGGGGAGCGGTTCACCTTCACCGTGACGGCCCCTCCCGCCAGTTCCGAGGTGTACGAGTTCCACTGGACGGCTGACGCGGAGATCATCTGATGAGTTCGCTCGGCACCATGCCCGTCGGAGTTGGTCCGGTGGGCGGAGTCTTCGGTGCCGACACGACGGCTCCGCAGGTGTTCGCTCGCGTGCCTGCGCCTTCGACGGCTAACATCAGCCCGAGGACGGCTATCGAGTTCGATGTCGTCGACTACGGCGGCAACTATGCCTCGTTCACGCTCACGGTTGACGGCGTCTCCGCCTACGCGGGTGGTGTTTTCGTCAACGGGTGGTCTGGCTCAGTCACGGTCATCACCAACGGCGTTCGCGTGAACGCGGTCCCGCCTAGCCTGCTCACCTCCCTCGACGTCGTCCCGGTCAGCGTGACGGCCCTCGACGCTTCGGGAAACTCCACGACGGCGACGTGGAGCTTCACGGTCGCGAGTTCGGCCGTGGTCGCTGTCGTCGAAGTCATCAGCGACCGGTGCCTCCGTCTCACCGTGAGCCCGGGCCTCCTCGTGGACTCGGCCATCTTCGACCCGTCGAACTTCGCCGTCGAAACCCGGCTCGGCTACGCAGCGCCGATGTTCACGCGCACCGCGACACCCGGCTCCTCCGTTCGAGGCGAGACCACGACGACGGTGACCGTGTGCATGCGCGACCTCTTCAGTCGCGGCGGTCGCTACTCTCTTCGTGTGTCCGGCCTCACCACCGAGTTCGGTGACGCTGTTCTCTTCTCTGTGCCGTTCGATACCTGAAAAGGACCCGCTAACATGACATTCCCAGCGATGACGCAGACCCGCAATTCGAGGATGAACCAGCCCTACGCGGCGAACGCGGTGCAGCTCGACCTCGCGCAGTCGGTCATCTTCAGCATCATCCAGAATCTTCTCGACACAGCGGCGACTGGAACGCTGACCGGGACTCGAAACGCCGCGAGCGTCTGGACCGTGAAGGGCTCGTCGAACTCGGTGAGCGTCTCTCTCGTCGGGGTGAACCACATCGCGGCCCGCACCAACCTCGTCTGGGCAGCGGCGGGTGCCGCGCACTCGTGGATCTGGCTTGAGAAGGGCAACACGCAAATCGTGATCGACTGCATCAACGCGACGAACACGAACATCGTCATCGCGGGGACGCGCGTCGCAGCCCCGTTCACGGGCGGCACGGTGAACGACCGCCCGACCTCTACCGAGGAGTACCTCTGGGCGACGACGACGACCGGCAACGCGCCTCAGAACTTTCTCGCCGACACGACGACTGGAGCAACGTGCTACACGAGCTTCGTCGCCGGAACCGACGAGCAGTTCACCTTCTGGGCGCATCGCGCAGGGACGGGTGTGGTCTTCCTGACGATTTCGCTGATGAAGACGACCGGCGCTGACGCGGGTGACTTGCGCAACACGTTTTGGGTGGGAAACGCGCAGTCAACCGGACGAGGGTCGTGCACCGCCGTTCAGATCGCCAACGGCGCGGGAGGCGTCGTCGGTCGCTCGCCGAACGGCCTCACAGTGGTCAACACGGGCGGCATGCAGGGCCTGCGCGCGGGCGGTACCGACATGACGGGCGGCGCGGCCTACACCACGGACGCCTTCTCGGGGAAGTACAACGCGACGGCGTGCGCGGTCTGGGCGGGCAACAGCGGCGCGCAGTACGCCTACCGAGGAATCCTCCCCGACCTCTACACCACGAACGCGGCAGTCGGAGAGCCCATCTCGCTGGCCGGTGTCATCACCCGTACCGTGGTAGGCGACTTCGTGTGGGCTTGCCCCGGCGTCGCGCCGACGGTCTGAGGAGGAACTGTGGCTCTTCTCGAATCAGACTTCGCCTTCATCGACATCCCGTTCTTCACGTGGGAGTTGACCGGTCGAGACGAGTCGGAGTTCGTCTTCGCGGGTCAGGTTGTCGTGCCGGTCGTGCCGCCGACGCCGAGCCCGCCGCTCATCACTAACCTCGTCCCGACGCCGGGCGACGGGCTCTACGCGAGCAACCCCATCCAGTTCGACGTCACGGACCCGGACACGATGGTGGCGCTCGTCGTGCTCGTCTCCTTCCCCACGGGCGCGTACGAGGTTGTCCACGACGGCGCAGCGTTCGCCCCCACCTACGTGCAGAGCACGCGGACACCAATCACGGACGGGTTCCACTTCGTCCTTCTTCGGTCGGGAGGTTGGCCTGCGTCGCCGTCTGTTAGCGTCGTCGCGGTCGACGCCTTCGGAGCCCTCGCACCATGACTACCTACTTCTGGCCTCTCCTTCCTCCGCCCGTCACACCAGCCGTGCCGGGTCCGTCGCCCTCTTCGGGCGCGCAGGGGGTTCCACGCAAGGTGGAGGAGATCAAGAAGCTCATGCCCCCGGTGTACGAGACGCGCTACCCGTCTCTCCTCGGGGCCATCCTTCACGCCATCGGCTTGGAGGATCACCGCGTGGCCGTCGGCGAACGCACGCTCCTCGTCCGCGCTCAGGCTCCGACGGGCAACGTTCTCTACGTCGCGCGTGTCGACGACCCGGCGATTCGCGTGAAGCACGACGTGCCAACGACGGTGAGTTCCCCGCTAACCATCACGGTGACGGGGAAGGACGTGCTCGTCTCGCTGGAGACGGACTCCTTCGGTCAAATCTCGACGACGGCCGCCGCGCTCAAGGCCGCGCTCGCCGCCTCGACGGCCGCCGACGCGCTGCTCTACGCGAGCACGTTCGGCGACGGACTCGGCCTCGTCCCCGGCATTCGTGAGTTCACGCCGCTCGACCCAGAGGGGCTGGAGGGCGCACGTCGCGGCATGTTCCTCCGCACGGCCATCGGTGACGACCTCCTCACCATCGCGGACAACTACGGCATCTCGAAGCCGTTCCTCCTCGCGCTCACCGACACCGCGTTCCGCCAGTACATCGCGGCGCTCGCCTTCCAGAAGAAGTGCACGCGAAGCACGCTGGAGAAGGTGCTCACCGCCATTTTCGGGGACAAGGCCACCACCGGGTGGAACGTCTTCGAGGTGCGCCGGAAGACCATCACCATCGAGATCCCGTCGACTCTTCTGCCGACAGGCCCGGGGACCGGTCTCTTCCTGCGAACGCCCTCGCGCGCCTCCACGGTGTCGCACACGGGCGACTACCTCCGTGCGACCGCCATCCCGACCTACGTCCCGCGCATTCGTCCGACGCCCGCTTCCGCTGTCTCCAACATCACCAACAACTCCATCTACGCCCGCATGCGCGGAGCGAATAGACCCGCTCTACTGAATGTGATGAAGCTGGTCCGCGCAGCAGGTGTCAAAGTGGAATTCCGCCAGAGGAGAGACTGATGCCCTTCGCTACCCAGAAGAACGTGAACTTCGTCGAGGACCAGCGTGTCGACGTCGACGACCTCACCGCCATCTCCACCCTCAAGGACTCCGACTTCCGCGAGATGATGACCGTGCTCATGGAGCCCGGTGTCAACGGCACCGTGCTCACCGGCTTCGACGGCGTCGGCTCCACGCTCAGCCTCACGTGGCAACTCCTCGGGGTCGACAGCGCGGCCATCGACGCGGAAGGGAACGTTCTTGAGATGCTCTCCTCCGCCCCGCTCTCCGTTGCGCTTCCGGCGAGCCAGTCCTGCTACATCCACGCGTACGCCATCGAGCAGGACTCTGACTCCGATGCGCGGCGTTTCCTCAACGACATCCCCACGCCGCCCGAGGAGTACAGCCTCGTCACGCCCACGCGGAAGTCGAAGCTCGTCGGTCTCTACGTGACGTCCAACGCCGACGTGACGCTCCTCCAGAGCAGCTTCCAGACGACGGCGTTCATCTCCGGGAAGAACCGCAAGCTCGTCGCGCTCGCGGCGTGCAAGACGAACGGGACCGGCGTCATCGCGTTCAGCAACGTCGACTTCCGCAACATGTGGATGGTCTCGGGTAACCAAATCCCGGCGCTCAACGGCGGCGTCAACGACCTGCCGTTCGCCATCGGCTCGTCGGGCGGCGACCGCAACGTCAAGGGCATCCGCACGATGTTCAAGGCGCTCGCCTCGGTGCTCCGCACCATCTCCGGAGCGACCGGGCAGGACTGGTGGAACCCGCCCACGACGCTTCAGGAGGTCATCGACGCTCGCACCGACCTCCAGAACGCGGTCGTTCAGACGACGCTGAGCCGTCGCATTCAAGCGACGAAGACCGCCTTCGCCACGGTGCACCCGACGGTGGGCGTGGCCGACTACACCTCGGTGGCCTCCGCCATCGCAGCCGTCACACGCGGTGTCGTCCACCTCAAGGCGGGTGACCACACCGAGGGTTTCCTGAACCTCGACAACAAGGCCAGCTTCGTTCTTCGCGGAGACGGCACGGGAGCGACGAAGCTCACGCTCTCGTCCTTCGTGCGCATGCAAGGCACCATCACCGCGCTCACCATCGAGAACATGACGCTCGAAGTGACGGACGCCGTGCTGCTCGAACTCAGTGCTACGTCGTGCGCCAACATCCTCTTCCGGAATTGCAGCTTCCGGCGTCTTGGTTCGTCGACCGTTGGCGGCCTCGCTAACATCAACACCATCGGCACCAACGTCCGCTTCGTCGACTGCTTCTTCGAGTGGACTGGCTCGGCTTGCTTCGACAAGTTGACGCTCTCCGGCAACAGCATCACGTTCAAGAACTGCTCCTTCTACCCGACGACGGTGAACGATCAGCTCTTCACCACGGGGCAGGTGGTCCTCGGGGCCAAATTCGACGGATGCCAGTTCAACGAGGCCGGACGGCCCGAGTGGCGCGGTCTCGGTCGCCTCGGTACGAATGGCACGTACGCGGCGGAGTTCCTCAACTGCAACTGGCACAACCTCTCCGAGTGCGTGAACCTCCTCTCGGGCTCGGCGTACCTCGACCTCGTCTTCACGGGGAACAAGTTCCGCCGCTCTTCGACGGGCGCAAGCTCACCGCTCATCAGCCGGAACGCTGGCGGCGACTTCACCTTCTCCGGGAACAAGGCGTCGTTGGTGACGTTCCAGTCGTGCTCCGTGGAGCACGGGAACTCCATCGTTAACATCGACCGACCTTCGATTGCGGTCGTCGCCAAGAACAGCGACTTCTGGATCAACGTCCCGAGCACGGCGGCTCCGCTGTTCCCCGTGGCGAACGTCGGCGTGAACGCGCTCCCGCAGGTCTTCAAGGGGTGCCGCTTCTTCTGCGGCAACCACACGGCGGGCACCAACGGCGCGGCCATTCAGGTCGTCTCTGGCGCGGGCTCCGCGCTCACGGGCACGCGCATCACCATCGAGGGGTGCGAGTTCACCGGAGCGAAGACGCCCGACGACAACACGGTGTTCGCGGTCGGACCGACGAACTTCCTCTACACGCTCATCCAGAACGCTGGGGTGCAGTTCCACCTTCAGGTGCAGGCCTGTGTTTTCCACCGCTACCTGAGCGCGAACCTGCCCATCTACGCAGAACACGCGGTGGGGGCCGGGAAGGGGTCGTACTACTACGACTACCTTTGGGGTAACAACACGGACGGCGTCGAGACGGACACGGGCATCTCCCAGTTCTTCGCCGGGTCCTACCGCCTCGAAGACGTTCGGCAGCGCATGAACACCAACGGCTCCACCACGTAAGGGGACTAACCATGAGCATCATTCCGCCGACTGGCTTCAAGGAGATCGAGAAGGTCTTCGGGAAGTTCAAGTACGTCGAACTCTCGAAGGGTGCCGTCGACATCGACGACACGTGGGAGAAGGACAACCTCGTCGTCCTCCGCAACGTGTGCGGGACGAAGTGCTCCATCCAGCTTCACCGGCTCGTCGCGCCGATCTTCGAGACGTGCCTCAAGGAAGCGATGGTGCGGTGCCCGCAGTACAAGATCCGCATGCTCGGCGGCTTCGTCCCCCGGCACATGCGGCACGACCCGACGATGCCGCTCTCGGTGCACTCGTGGGGCATCGCCTTCGACATCAACTGGGACACGAACCCGATGGGCTCGAAGCTCGTGACCGACCTCCCGCCCGTCTTCCTGTCGGCCTTCGAAGAGCAGGGCTGGGAGTGGGGAGGGAGATGGCGTAGTGTCAAGGACGCCATGCACTTCCAGTATTGCCGTGGCGTCTGACACCGTTTCCGAGGGGTACTCACCATGAAGCGCTTCGTCCTCGTCGTCCTCTTCAGCCTCACTGCGTTCGCCGACGGTGAGTCCGTCGACGCCGCGTTTCCGCCTCCGGTCGAGATGGTCGACGCCGGGGTCGCGCTCGCGCCGCTCACTCCCATCAGCCTGCCGCCGACCGCGCCGGTCCTCGACCCCGAGGCCGACCCGGCACGCGTCCTCACGGCGATTCACGACGCCGTCACGTCGAAAGAGTGGGGCAAGCTCACCTTCATCATCGTGACGCTGCTGGTCTACGTCCTCCGCAAGTTCCTCGCGCCGAAGGCCCCCGTCTTCGCGACCAACGGGGCGGCCATCGTGATGGCGTTCTTCGTCACCTTCTCCGGCATGCTCACCACTACGTGGGGTGCGGGGAAGACGCCGTCGGGCATGGACATCCTGAACGCCGTGCTCCTCGCCGCAGCGGCTTCTGGCTTCTGGAGTTGGCTGAGCAAGGTGGTCTTCCCGCTCGTCGAGAAGCTCTTCTCCAAGCCGCCTCCGCCTCCCGCTCCGACGGTGCAGCCGTGAGCCCGATGTTCAAGACGCACGTGCTCAACGAGGAGGGCACGCGCCGAGCGAAGGCGGTCGGCGAGTCGTTCGATGCGTTGCTCGATCGAATGATCGAGCTCACCGCTGACGGTGACCCGCGCTGCATCGCGGTGATGCGCTCGAACCTCGAAGTGGCGTGCTTCTACGCGAAGAAGGCCATCGCCATTTCCCCGGTGAACCAGCGGGACCCCGCGCTGTGATGGAGGTCCTCATCACCTTCGTGGTGCTCTTCCTCGTGGCGGTGGCCATCATCGTGGTGATGGCCCGTCACATCTTCGTGCTTAACGACGCGCTCGACACGTACAGCACGTCAACGCGCTTGGCGTACGCAGCCGTCGCCAAGCACGAAGAGGAGTCCAAGGCAGAGATCGCCCGGCTCGAAGAGGTCATCGCCCAGTACAAGGCCGCATGGGAGGCACGTGATGCACCGAGCAGTCCTGCTGAGCTTCGCTCTCGTCTCACTGACGTGTTGTCCAAAGACCGTGTCGCCCCCAGACCGCTCCCCACGGGCGTGCCTCCCGGTGGCACCACCAAGTCTGGCAAGTAGCATCCCCGTGCTGGGCCCTGTAGACGGGTGCCCGGAGAACCTCGCGTGCTTCGACCTCAATGGGGGGACGCGGCTTCTGCGGTACGTGGAGTCGCTGGAGCAGTACAGCAGGGAAGCGTGGCTGCGGTGCGGAGTAGTCCCAGACGGCGGCTCGTAGTACAAGCAGCTCAACTCTTCCGAAGGAACCCACCATGAAGCTGAACGACTACCTCCGTCGCGCCAAGCTGGCCCTCGCTGTCCTCGCCGGTTCCGGCATCAACATGAAGGAGGGCGTGCCGCTCGGGCGCGCCTCGGCCTTTGTCCAGCAGCACCGCGCCATCGACTTCATCAAGGACGAGGTGACCGGCCTCCTCGTGCCCTCGCGCTACGCTCCGCTCGACGAGGGCGAGTTGGTGTGGAACGTCATCACCACCGCAGGCCGCGACTACCTGCATCTTCAGGGGTACGGCACGTCAGGCCTCGGCACGAACGGCCTCAACTTCATCGGGCTGAGCAACGACACGCTGACGGAGACGACGGCCAGTACCACGCTGAGCAACGAAATCACGCTCAACGGCCTCGGCCGCGCAGCGGGCTCGTACGCGCACACGGGCGGCACCAACACCACGACCGTCTCCAAGGTCTTCACGGCGACCGGCACGCAGAGCGCGCAGAAGGCGGCCCTCTTCACGGCTGTCTCGGCGGGCACGATGAACCACGCGCTCGCTTTCACGCAGCGCAACCTCGTGAACACCGACACGCTGACCGTCACGTTCACCATCACGCTCGGCTAAGCACAAAGGCGGTGTGCCGTGGCTCTTGCGACGAAGACAGTGCGGTACGGGTGGGGCTCCCTCACCACGGCCACGGCTGACCTCACCAAGACCAGCCTCGGCACGAAGACCGTCTACATCCCGGAGACGACGTCGCGGGTGATTCGATCCGCGTTCGTCGTCTTCTCGGGGCAGGACATCATCACCGCGACGGGCGGCTCGGTGAACCGCGTACAGGTCTCGTGCGGGATCGACGCGGTGGCAGACAGCGACGTCAACGACACAGCATCGACGCTCGCGAACACAGGCGAGAACATCGCGATTCACTGGCACGCTGACTTCACCAGCTACTTCGCCACCAACTTCACCGGCACGTCGCACTCGGTCGAGATGTTTTGGCTCCAGTCGCAGAGCACCGGCACGACGGGCGGCTACCGCAACGTCTCTGCTGAACTCTTCATTACCTATGAGTACGACGACGCGGATGCGACGCACATCAAGAGTGTGGTGCTCCCGCTGGAATCTCTCGTGGGTGCGCTCGCCACCACGATGACGCAAATCGGAACGAACCAGATTCCGATTTTGACAGGCGGGTCCGGCATCCTCCCTGAGTCAGGTGTCACGATTCGTGACTACTACTTTGTCGTCGAGGGTAACGAGGCAAATGCTGGCGTGGCAACGGACTGGACGTTGGGTTTGGAGATCGACACCGACGGCGAGTTCGCCTTCGGCGCGCAGGAGTGCGCGCTCGCCAGCGACCGGATGTGCCGCTGGATCTACGACCGCTCGGCGACCGTCCCGACGACGACAGCGACGCATCAGTTCAAGGCCCGCGCGAACGCGCTCGCTCGCGCGAACCACATGTCGATTCAGCTTGTGGTGACGTACGAGTTCACGCCACCGAGCCCCGGCGCGAACCGCACGATCAACTCGATCATGGTGCCGTTCTCCTTCGAGTCGGTTCTCGGCGGCACCGTCGCTGGCGACAACTCGCGCGTGCGGTTGACCGTCCGCATCGACGAGCCGGGCACCATCACCATGAGGCCGAGCGGCGTGCA